TATTAGATGCATCTGATGATCCGTATGCTAAGTTCTACTCTGATGGTATTAGGAACGGACAGCTAGTGACTATCGTAGAGAATGGTCAGGAGTATGTCTACAAAAATAACGGTGAACTTTATTTCAGAAGCTAAAACAAACAGTAATGGAAAAACAATTATTTGTTATAGATGGATATCGTATATGGGCTTTTACATATGAGGAAGCCTATGAGAGTTACTTAAGGATTCTTAAATTTTAAATCAAATAAACAATGGCAAGAAAAACAGCTGTGTCTGCCGCAGAGAATTTCAGGCAGTTAAAGAAGTGTTCTATAGGTAACACTAAAGTTACAATAGATGCTAACGGTAATGCATCAATGTTTTTGTTTGGTAACAGGATTGCATTTAGAACTACAGATGGTAGGACATTCATAACTACCTGTGGATGGTCTACTCAAACTACATACAGTAGACTAAGAGAGGTAGGAGGATTTAGTATTAGAGTTAGAGGTGGTAGGAGTCAATCTATCAACGGTGTACCGTGGGATGGTAAATGGGTAGAGATTATAGATATGCCTCCTGCTGTAGCAGTATATCAAAACACGCCTCCTATAATAGATTAATCATGGTACACTTTATAATTGCTGTGCTAGTAATAACGGTTACAATACTAGGAATCTTTATTTTAATATCATTACTGATCCTAGTTTTAAAAAGTATCAGAGTACTGATAGTATTGTTTTTAATAATACTGGGCTTATGGTACCTATGCGATTTAATAATTAAACAAATAGCGTTATGACAAAACCATCTTACAAAGAGGCTAAGAATAAAAAAGCCGCAAGAGACTTTGTGTTCTCTCATTACAATCAGCCTAAGATAGTTGGGCTAGCCGGACCAGACATCAATGAATATGTATCATGGTGTAAGGACAATGGGTTTCAAGTAGATGAGATATGGGAGAAAGATCCTAGAGTTATGATGAAGCAACTTACAGATATTAAAGATGTAAGTATATCTAAGTATCGTTTTGGTGATATCAACAACACGATGCCTGATAGAAAAGATGCTGTGTATGATTTAGATTACTGTGGGTGTGTAGAGACTTTGTATGACTCTGTTATTAAGTTTAAACAGAATATAGTTATGACCTTTGCCTTAAGAGGTGTAGGTGCTGAGAAGACTATCTCTAGTTTTTTTAGTAAGAGAAAGGAGACAATACAGACTCGTATTAATAAAGATAAGCCTATTAGACATATCAGCATCAAAACAAATCAAGGTAAATATATTGTCGTGCCTTATTTTGACACCACCCCTATGCTAACTATAGCACGTATTTCTTAACCACAAAACAAATGTTATGGCAAACAAAAAGAAACCAGGACGTAAACCTGGAGCATCAGTATCCTTTTACACAAAAGCAGAGGATGACTTAGTTAGGTCAGTAATAACAAATGGGAAGACAAACAAAGAAAATGCTGAGTGGCTTGCAAAGAAACTCAAACGTCCTTTGTCTTCTATGTCTCAAAGAGTTATTAAATTTAAAAAGGAAATGGGATTGCTTCGTAGTACATCACGTACTTCTAAGATGTCTAAGGTAGAAGACTTGCGTAGTGTAGTTCTTCCTAAGAACATTGCATTAGAGTTTGAAGCTAGTAGATGCGTATTAAAAGAGAACCACATCATTATCTACTTCAAAGGATAATCCTGTGTGTTTCCTAAAAAATCAATCGCCTCATAAAAATTACTTCAAAAACAAAATATGAAACATTTATTAATTGAGAACAAAGGTGAATTAGATATTTCATCTCTCGTATTGCTGGGGGCTTCTACTAAAAGAAATGACTCCGGTAAGATTGGATTCTTTGGTTCTGGTAACAAGTATGCAATAGCTACTTTGATTCGTCATGGGATCAAGTTCTATATCTTTTCAGGAGATAAGAAGATAGACATATCAACTGAAGATGTTGGGTTCAGAGATATGACTTTCAAGAGGATTCATATAGATGGTCAGCCTACTTCACTCACCACAGACATGGGACCACTATGGGAACCATGGATGGCTATCAGAGAATGGGTCTCTAATAGTATAGATGAAGGAGCTTATAATGTTATCACAGATACAGATAATGTTTCGGGTCGTAATGGATACACAAGATTCTATGTGGAGCATGATCTATCAATAAAAGAGATGTTAGATAATTGGAATAGCTATTTTACCTTTGATAGAGAAGACACAGTTACCTCTGCTACAGATGGTAAGATATTTCCTCAGATAGATCAGAATAACTCTCTTGTCCTGTATCGTAAAGGTATCAGAGTGTACTTTGATAAAGGTGTTACATCTCTTTATCAGTATGACCTTAGCATATATGATATCAATGAAAGTAGACTGATAGACAGCATTCATACTGCCGAGTATAGAACTGCTAGGTATCTTGGTAACATAAACAATGTATCCGTAGCTAGAAAGATACTGAAAGAAGCTTGGGTGCATAACCATTGGGAAGCCAGACTTCCATGGAGATGGGGATGTTCAGGGCTTAGTGCTGCATGGAGAGAAGCTATTGATAACCATGTTATTATTGTAGATAATGTAGCAGGATACTTTATGGATATACAACATAGTAGACCTTGCTACATTGTCTCAATAGAGATGGCACAACAGATCAAGAGGTCCTTTTCAGATATTAAGATATATGGTATGGATGACTCTGGTGATGCGGTTGGATTCGAGAAGGTAGATGCCACTTCTAAGCAAGAGTTCTTATTGAAGGAGTGTCTTAAATTCTGTGAGGATACACAGTATAATGTTGACTATCCTATTGAGATAGTAGAGTTTGAAGAGATGGCTACTCTCGGTAGAGCTTTCCAAGGTAAGATACTTCTAGCAAGTAGACTGTTTGAAGAAGGTAGGAAAGAGATAGTAAGAACATTGATAGAAGAAAATGAACATCTTAAGACAGGATTTAAAGATTGTTCAAGAGCATTTCAAAACCATCTGTTCAATCTATTCCTTACAGAGAAGGAAGAGAGGTTCGGATATTTTCTATAACAATTAAAAACAAAAGCTATGTTTAAAGTAACAAGAACTGAAGAGTACGCAGTAACTACTTACTATGCATGTACAATAGAAGATTCTAATGGTAAAGAATTTGAGTTTACATTAGAAGAAATCTATAATAATGATACTGGGGATTTGACTAATATAATTACATGGGTATCGGAATGTCCTGATGAGTTTGATGAAGAAGATATTATTGACATGTGCTATGATAACTTATCAAATTTAGAAGATGGAAAAAAATAATGTAAATAATAGATTAGCTATAAATCTTATAAATCTAAGAAACCAACTTGGGTTAACTCAACATCAGTTTGCAGACTCTATAGAAATAAAGAGAACTCAATATCAAGGCTATGAAAATCGTAGAAGAAAAGTACCTGTCTATGTAGCAAAGAGGATTATAGACACTTACAAAATAACTGATGTATATAAATTCTTATTCGAATTTTACGAACACAATAAATAAAAAACAAAAATTATGAAAGACATTAACTATCCAATCGGGCTTACTATCTTTAAATTAGATGAAGACATAGAACAGTATACTGTTACAGGAACTATATCTGAGCAGTATAGATTCAGAGATTTTGACAGTGCCTATGACATCGAAGAGTATATTCGGAAACATGTAGACTGTGAGGGTATGGACTTTGACTCTGAGTACTGTCAGTTCTTTGCTTACTCTAAGACTTTAGATAGGGCAAAGAAGTTTGTTGAAGATATAACTGCCTGGTTTGAAAAAGTAAAAGAACTTGTAGATTAAAAACAAATCACAATGGGTACACCACTACTGCATGCCCGATCCTCAGTGAGGAAGTATGGCGGCGAGATTAAAGATTACATTGCTATTCATAGATGGTTCGATTCAACTAAAGGTAACATGCCTATGTTCAAGCATCGTGCTATCTTGCATAACTCTTTCGGGATGCTCTTAGCTGAGCAAGTCTTCGGAGATTATGTTACTAACTCAGAAGGTAAGATGGTAGAGGTAAGACAGATTGCCTACGATCATATCTATGAGGACTGTGGCTTTGTCCCTACCATAGAAGACTGGCTCAAACATCTTCAAGTCCAACCATGGATGATGAAGGCAGATGAATCTAGGAAGGTAAGAAAGGAATTAGATTTAGAAGAATTAAAACAAAAAGAAAATGAAGGACAAACAATTAAGTCTGCGACAGAGGCTTGATGCCATAGCAGCAGAAGGTAGAGAGATTAAAGTAACTTGGGAAGGAGGTAATGATTCAGGAGGTTATGATCTTTATGTAGATGGTGAACAGGGTAACCATGGAGATCTATTGGCTGATAACGTTATAGATATTATAGCTAATACTATTGACTATGGATCTTGGGCTGGTGATTACTTTGCCGATGGAGCTGTATATTATAATAAAGATGAGGGAGCATTCATTGGTGAGGGCAAAGACACCACGTCAGATGGCGGATGTTTGGTGGACATATCTATTGAGGTAAAAGTTCCCAAGCTTTTAAATTTTGACTTTTTTAATATAACTACTGAAGGAACTTTTTGTTGGGGAGAGTTCACGGCTAGCGCCAGATTCGTAATAGACAATGGACCAGTATTTCCAGAGCATAGTAAGGTTGAAGAGGATATGGAGAATTATATCAGAGAGTCAGTATCCCACCTTCTAGAAACAGACGAGGCTTGTAAAAATGAAGAGATAGGATGGGTGTATAATGATTGGATGATAGCTAGAGATGATTTTGAAGAAGATGGAGATAGTCTAGTGTTTATTATTGACAGCATAGATTTTACTTACAACAATACAGAATATCAACCATATCACATAACAATAAATGAAGAACAATGACACAGAAACAAAAAGCAAAAAAGTATTTAACTAAGCTGTTATCCGAAGGAGCAAAGGAAATCAGGATCACATGGGAAGGAGGTAATGATGAGGGATCTTTCTCTCTATATGTTGATGAGAAAGATACTGATATAGATTGGAATAAAAAAGATGGGACTTACGACCTTATAGATTATATAGGAGACCAGATAGGGTATGGATCTTTTGCAGGAGACTTCAATACTAACGGTGAAGTTGTATATGATGTAGAGAAAAAAGCATTCATAGGTAATGACTCATATGAAGACCAGCAGGAATTCACTTACAAGTTCAGGAAACCTTTAATACTTACAATACCAAAGGATCTATGGTTTGATACAATAGAGGTAGATATGTCAGGATATGATGACGATATCGATGCATCAGTAAGACTGTCTATAACAAACGGACCTGTTGTGAAAGAACATATAAATTTTGAAAGTAAGTCTGCTAAAGCTTTGAGAGAGATTGCTAATCAACTGTTTGATGATCTAGATGAGGTAAGGGACTTGTGGATAAATGAAGCTCCTGTCAGAAGAGAAGACCTCAGTGTTGATGAAGACGGTAATCCATATCATGTAATAACAGAGCTTATATACAGCAAGTACGTAGAAGACGATAAAGAAATTAACATTCAATTATAAACCACAAAACAAAAGCAAATGAAACAGTTCGATTTTAAGACAGCAAGCTATACCGTATCAGGTATGCCTAACATGACGCTGGATCACGCAATGCGTCTATGGAAAACAAAGTTCCCATCCTATGAACATTTTCGTAGGGCAGTCATCAAGTCAGAAGCATTGAAAGACTTTGGTGAGTTCATGCAAGAGATGTGGGATGAGATTACTCCCATCACCACAAAGGAAGCCTTCGAACAGAAGAACGCAGAGATGCGTAGGTTGTACTTCGATTGTATAGGAGTTATTGAATTGTTCAAGGCTGCTAATCCTAAGCTACTTGACAAGCAGGTTATCAAGAAGAAGAGGATGAGATGGGATGAGAAGAATGATCCTTATGAGTATGAGTTCGAGGATGTGTATGAGTTGTACTCTATTGATCCTAATGAGTTGTACAAAGATACAGATGATCAGAACGTATCTAGGTGGAGGGCTCGGACTAATTACATTGCAGTAAGATGTTGGTGTACTTCTACTCAGCGTGAGTATTGGATCTATGTACCTGAGGAGCAGGCTCTTAAATCAGGGTTCAGGCAGTGGGATGATAATAAAGAGTATGATGCTGTCAAAGGTATAGCTTGGACTATCCGGATTGACATAAAGAATCCAGAGAAGATCTATCGCCAAGGTGATATCATCATTGCTAAGGAAGGTCCTGACTCTACTAAGACTACTCCGTATCATCTCAGTAAGGAACAGTATCTATCTCTTATGTATTCTGAAACCTAGTAATATGGGAAGAAGAAAGGAACCTAAGTATTTCTACGCTATACTTGAAACTCCGTATCTATCTAAGGAAGACTCATGGAGTTACAGACCTAAAGGCGTAGTGATAGTTCTAAGTGACTATGACGTATCTCAGATTAAAAAGTACATAGAATTCACCACAAGTGAAGACAGTAGGAACTCGGAAGGTATCGGTATCAAGGTAAAGTATCCTGTAGAAGCAGAGTTAGTCGTGTATACTGATTCAGAAGAATCCATGTTTGATGAGGACTGTACATTCAATCCTTATTCAGAAGGTATTTATATATGTGGTGAATATTTATTTTTTAAGATGTGTGACGAGAATGATAACTGGGATATAGCTGAGGCTGAATTTGATCTATCCCTTTTGAGACCAATGAAAGAGTGGGACTTAGATTCAGAATTAGAATTTAATAATTTGAAAGATTAAAATTTATTTATTAACTTTGTTTTTAACAATCAAAATCAAACAAAAATGGCAAAGAAAAATGCAAGCAAGAAGACAGCTAAGACAGCAAAACGTTTATGCCTTGGTGAAGGTGAACACGTTTCAGCAGTAACAGGACAGATGATCAAGCACATCCTTGACTCAAAGAAAGAGATCGAGTATGAAGCAACAGCAGACAGTATCACCTTCATGTTGAGCGAGATGGGTGTTCTTACCCACGACGAACATGATAGGATGGTGTTTGAGAAAGGAACCTATCATTCCTACAATCAGGTAGAGTACAATCCTTTGGACCAAACTATCTCAAGAGTGTTTGACTAGTTTAGTTGGTTGGTTGTTTGTAAGGGGGCAGGAGTAATCTTGTCCCCTTTTTTATTATCACATTTAAAAATTAGTTATGGAAGCCATAGAAACAAAACGTATAGGAAAGTACGAAATAGAAATCGTCCCAGACAGCGATCCAGAATCTCCAAGAGAATGGGATAATCTTGGTACAATGGTTTGCTTTCATCGTAGATATAATCTAGGAGACAAGCATGATTACAGACACAGCGATTACGATGGGTGGGAAGAAATGGAAAAAGCAATCATTAAGAATGAAAACGCAGGTGTTATCCTACCTCTGTATCTTTACGACCACGGTGGAATAACAATGAGTACTGCACCTTTTGCTTGTAGTTGGGATAGTGGACAAATTGGTTTTATCTTTATTTCAAAAGATAAAATGTTAAAAGAGTACGGTGGTAAAATTGTTACACAGAAATTAAAGGAACGCGTTGAAGGTTATTTGAAAGGAGAAGTGGAAACTTATGATCAATATCTTACAGGAGATGTGTATGGATACAGGATATATGAAGTATGTACTTGTGATCATGGTCATGAACATAGAGAAGAGATAGATTCTTGTTGGGGCTATTATGGAGGAGATTGTATGAAAGAAGCAGAGTCTATTGTTAACTATAAAATAAATAAAGATGCTAAACAAACTATTAATTCCTGATCCAATATTTGACTTTGATACGGAAGATGAGTATAGAACCGCTAGACTTACTGGGTACATTCCGGATTACAATATGGCTAGAATTTGCATTAAACATAAAGACGGATCATCAGTAGACTACCCTTGTCATTCTAAAGAGGAGTTTTTAAAATCAATAAGCAGATGGATATTAGATGAAACAGTTGTTTCTTTAGTAGCGTACCACTCCATTCACTATTATGACATAAACGATTACGAATGATAACTCTAAGAAAAGTACTGAACAATAGATACTTCATCATTACAAAACAGGTAGAGAGTGAAGTAACCTCGCTAAGAGAGTCCGATCTAATTGTTGTAACAGAAGATGACCTTGCATCCTTCTGTAGGAATAATATGGTGATAGAATGTCCCGACCATATAAATTCAGAGATGATGCCTAAAGATTTAAAAGCAGTAACATACCACCTTAGGCAAGGTAGAAAAAATATGTTATTAAAACAAAACTACAATGAACCACCAGAAGAATGAAATCCCATGTAGAGGTTGTGAGACAACCAAGGAAGAAGCGTATGTAGAATTAAGAAAAGATGCATACGGATATCCAACAGGATATTACTGCGATGATTGTTACGAGAACAACTATCCATATAGAAAGGATAGATACTTTGATGAATCCTACGCAGGAGAACGTTTAGAAGATGACTATTAATAAACAAAAAAAATGTTATGAAAAAAGATCAACTTGAAAGATTATTAAATGAAGCCTGTGAACTGCTTACTATTTATGAAGATTCTGGATATGCTTCCGAGGATGATTTAAAAAGAATAGATTCTATATTTACTGAGATCAACAATTCAGATGGTGCTGATAATAAAATGTCTGCTGATGAAGAGGCTCAGGATTGGGATACATTTGGAAATAATAAAATATAAAACAAACATTTATGGAAATCAATTTAACACCACAAGAATCAGAAGAGTATTTTCACAATGCACTATGTAATGGGCTAGATTATATGTCAAGCTATGGTCTTAGTCTGGACTTCTCAGATGACGATTACAGTGATGCTAAGACAAAACTAGGTAAAGAAAGCCCAGGAATGTTTATATGCTTTGAGGATGTTTTAATGGAGATGTTAAGAATGGGTAAGACTCTTACTCTAGTAGATGAGGAAGGTGAGGGAGATATGAACTCCACAATAAGTATCAAAGATGTACATGAGAAAGTGTGCAAGGCTCCAGTCAAACATCTTATGGATATGATAAATGAGAATGATGATGCAGACACAGCAGACGTAATTATTCAGCAAGTATTTTATAACGAAATAATATTTGGGTAACATGTCAAAGAGATCAAGCATAAGTCATTTAGATGACTACGACTTACTGAATTGGATATTTGAACAGGAGTTCCCATGGAGGGAAGGAGTGTATAAACTATCCAATGCCAATACTTTAAAAGAGTTAGTAGACTTTGTAAGAAACAATTATCAAACAATAAAACAAATAGAAAATGAAAAAGCAAGAATTAATTGAGAAACTTAAATCAGCAGGAACAGTAGCAAGTAATGTATTCATCAATGTATCTGAGGTGATTACTATGATCGAAGAGATAGATGAAGTAGAATCATCTACTATATCAGACAATGTGATTAGTGATATTGTACATGAGATAGTATCAGAACTTGATCGAAACGGAAGAGACGTTATTAGTGATTTTGAAATAGACGCTGATGTCAGCGGAAATAACGTAGAGATTTCTATATCAGATGTATCTTTTGACAGCTATGAAATAGAAACTATAGTTGACAATGCTGTAACTAAATTTATCAATAAGAATACAGAAGAATCAAATAATCAATAACTATGGGACAATATTATATAGCAGCATCAATAGATAAGAAACAGTGTGTACATCCTTTCGGTGCAAAACTAATGGAACATTCCTGGGTCAACAATGGTCAGATGCTACAAGTACAACAGTTACTATCTCCTGGAAATTCTTGGCACAAAACAAGGATTGTATGGACAGGAGACTATTCAGACCAAGGTTTATTTACTGATGATGATAGCCGTAATTTGTACGACTTGGCTTCGGATGAGTTTGAAAATATTTCAGATCATCCTACTGTAGACGGACCTCAGACTAGGTACATAGTAAACCATACTAAAAACATGTACTTAGATTTATTAGAAGTTCCTGATTGTGGGGATAAACATGAACAGGATTGGAAGGAGGGGTGGAAGATCCATCCCTTGTCTATCCTAACGTCATCAGGCAATGGCAGAGGTGGTGGAGATTATAGAGATGATGATGATATTAATGTAGGATCTTGGGCTGGTGATGTTATCTCTTGTGAGTTTGAATCTCCTGTAGACATGGAGAAATTCACAGCATTCTTTGTGATAGATTAAAATAAACAACATGAAACAAGAACAGTTCGAAAGGATCATTGAGATAATATCAGAAGAGTTTGACATAACTACTGAAATGTTATTGTCGATAAAGAGGACGGAAGATATCGTAAGAGCTAGGCATACTCTTTATAAGACTTTAAATAGATTAGGATTAAACAAAGTAGCAACAGGTAGAGCTCTTGGTAAGGATCATACCACAGTTATGAATGGACTCAAGGTGTATAGAAACTTATATGATACCGATGATAACTTTAGGTACCGTGCTAAGAAAGCAGAAGATAGAATAAACCACTACATATATGAACAAACAAAAGAATGACAAGCTAAAGTTTGGCAGGGGAAATGCCAAGCTTTCAAAAGACATTTACACGTTCTCACTTCCAGCAGGGCACAGTTGTCCATTTGCATTTGAATGTAAGGCTTCCGCGGATCGATCTACAGGAAAGATCAAGGACGGTAAAGACCAAGTGTTCCGATGCTTTGCTGCTTCACAAGAAGCATTGTACACTAACACTAGATCTGCTAGGTGGCACAACTATGATCTACTCAAGAGCCTTAAGACAGTCGGCAAGATGACTGATCTTATTGTAGACAGTCTTCCCCCCAAAGCTACTACGGTTAGAGTTCACGTATCAGGAGACTTCTTTTCACAGATCTACTTTGATGCTTGGATGGCTGTGGCTAGGTTGTTTGACACTAAGAAGTTCTATGCTTACACCAAGAGTATTCCTTATTGGTTAGCTAGGAAAGATTCTATTCCTGAGAACTTTAACCTTACGAGTTCTAAGGGAGGTAGATCAGATGAGTTGATTGAGCTTAACAATCTTAAGTATGCAGAGGTCTTATTCACAGAGGAGCAGGCTATGGAACTTAAACTGGAGTTAGATCACGATGACAGTCATGCATACAATGGGAAGAAAAGCTTTGGTCTACTGATCCATGGATCTCAGAAGAAAGGATCAAAAGCATCTGTAGCTCTAGGCAATCTAAGAAAGAAAGGTATCAAAGGTTATTCAAAATAAAAAACAAATATCATGAAAGTATCAGAATTAAAAGAAAATTACTATATGTTTGGAAACAAAGGTAATGTATGGAACAATACAGCTCACATATTTAAGTCAGGATTCCACGGTACAACACTATGTGATACTCCTATGTTAAGTAGGAACTGGGCTAAGATAGAAGAGGTTCAGGAGATAGGATGTCCTGATTGTTTAAAAATTTATAATGAAGAACAAAACAAATAACTATGGTACAAGATCTTTATTTTAAATACGACAGCACAGCTCGTATTAAGTTCAAGAGAAAGAACGTATTTAAGAATGATATGATGCCAGGCATTTACAGGATCAAAACAGAGAAGTTAGACTTCGTTATCCCAGATAAGCTAGTCATGCTAGAGGATGATGACGTATTCATTCCCAATGCTTTCTATCAAAGAGTATTGGAGAAGCTGTACTTCCAGAGAGCTGGCATGTAAGATTCTGTTTAATTGTGGTTAATGATCCCGGAGTATTTCTATGCTCTGGGTTTTTTTATTTAAAAAGAGTTTATTATATTTGTAAAATAAAAAGTATGAAAAATTTATTTGAAACAGATTATGTTATTTACAACAAGTCAACAGACTGGGTGGCAAAGTATAGCGAATCAGGAGACATAGTAATTTACGGGGATCTAGATGCGGCACTAGAGGATTGTAAATATGAAGGAGAAGAAGCAGTTAAATGTACAGACCTTCCAGAACACCATAAAGAATTATTAATCAAACAAATACAAACAACATGACAGAGAATTATTCTTTTTTTCTATTCAGTCAGCTTTACACTGTTGCTAATCCTAACGACCCAACTCCTTACGATATGTTGTTTGGAGACTTACAAAAGTTGCATTCAGATTTTGAAGATTCTTTGTATAATGATCCAGACAAGGGGGAATATGAATGTATGGTAGACTTTATAAATTCATACAAAGATATCATAATCAAGCCTGCTAAAGAAGAAGGCAAGGTATTGTTAATTGATCGTGGATCTTTTATAGACTGGTTCTTTGATCAGGACATGAAAGAGACTTTTGTTTATGACTATGATGTTGCAGGGGAATTAGCAACTGAGGGTAAATTTTCTATAACAGCAAAAGCCTTATTAGATGCAGTAGGATATCTCCCAGCCTCAGTAGTATCTGATTTCCAGAAGGAGGTATACCTAGATGAGAATGATGAGGTAGATACTGACAAGTATACTGAAATAAAATTTGCAGAATGAAAAGCATAAGAGTAAGATTCAATCTAGCTAGAGGTAAGAACTACATGAAGTGGAAGGTAGAGTACCCTGATAAAACTGTGGCGTATTACGACATTACAGAAGTGCAGTTAATAATGAGTAATTGCAAACTAAAGAACTATCGTAGTGTGGCTGAGAAGATCTATAAGGGTGCTAATAAGTCTGTGTGTGCTTGGGTATTGTGTGAGAATTTGTTTGTAAAACAGAATGACTTCCTTAAGGATGAAGGGTATGAGAGAGTTAAGTATAATCCTAGAGAGACTCCTAACTGGGTGTACAAAGGTGATGTAGCTGATGGAGAAGCCTTCAATACTATTATCAGTATTGACTATGGATTATATTGTATGATTAAATAAAAACAATTACTATGACAGCAGTACAATGGTTGATTCAACAAATTAATGGATATTCTTATCCATTACCATATAATGAAAACATTAGAATTGATATTCCAAAAGAAGTTATTGAACAAGCCAAAGCAATGGAAGAACAACAAATCAAAGATGCTATCATGTATGCACTAGATGAAGACGGTCATACGGGGGATTGGAAAATTAAATTTGCTAATGATTATATCAACAATTTAAAACAAAACAAACAATAAACACAAACAGTTATGGCACACAATTTAAACGAAACAAACGGTAAGGTATCTTTTGCAGCTCGTGGAGAGAAAGCATGGCATGGTCTTGGACAGTATGTATCGGAAGCAATGACTTCAGAACAAGCTATTGAACTTGGTGGATTGAACTACACAGTAGAGAAGCGTCCTCTCTATGCACCGGGTTGGGCTGGTACAATGGTAGAAGCAGAAGGCCATTACGGTAATGTAAGGACAGACACAAATGAGATCTTGGGTATTGTAAAAGGTAGGTATCGTATTGTACAGAACAAGGATGCCTTTGGATTCTTTGACACTATCATTGACAAGGGTGAGGCTATCTTTGAGACAGCAGGAGCTTTGGGTAAAGGTGAGAGGATCTTTGTAACAGCTAAGCTTCCAGAAGATATGTTGGTTAGGGGTGAGAAGGTAGAGAAGTATATCATGCTTACTAACTCTCATGATGGTACCAGCACTATCATTGCAGGCTTTACTCCTATCAGAGTAGTGTGTAATAATACTCTCACAGCAGCTCTTAAGAACCTTGACAATAAGGTCAGCATCTCACACACTGCATCAGCAGAGAGTAGATTAAAAGAGGCTTCTAGGGTCATGGGAATAGCTTCTAAGTACATGGATGAAGTGAACATGACATTCGAGAGTATGACTACCAGAAAGCTGTCTGACTTGGAGATGAAGTATTTCATTGAGACTGTAATGAAGACTACAATGAAAGAAGATAAATCAGATAAAGATGCTTCTACTAGGATGAAGAACTTAGTAGATCAGGTATACTCTTTTGCTATCACTCATCCTACTCAGACTACTGAAGCTGCTTACAGAACATTGTGGGGAGCGTACAATGGTGTCTCCGGTTACTATAACTTCCTTAAGGATTATAAGAACGCTGATCAGAAGATGAAGGATATGAACTATGGATATGCTAATGATAAGATTGCTAAGGCATTCGATCAGGCTGTGGTAATGCTTTAAAATAATAACTATGCCACATCGGATAGATTAGGACGGAGAAAAGTATAATAAAGAACAACATGATGAACATTAAAAAGAAGATTGCTAAATGGCTAAAGATCACAGAAGCAGATGTTATAGATAATGGTTCAGACTATCTACCTAAAAAGTTTGGTGAATCCAAATCAGTTGAGTACGAATTTAAAGGATTGTGTGATGTGTTCTGTAAAGTAACTGCATGGTCTAATGGCGAAGGGTTTGACATTAGCTTTGAGACAGGTAAGATCAGTAAGCGGATTGATCTGCACATAGAGGAGCTAGAAACTTTACTCTATTGTTTGAACGATTTAAAACAATTTGAAAATTAATAACATGATAACAGTAAAAGAACTAATAGAAAAATTACAGACAGTAGATCCAGACTTAGTTGTACTTGTTCCTGGATACGAAGGAGGTTACCGGGAAGTTGCGTTTAGTAACTACGTACTCAAGTTTCAAAAAGATAGGAATGATGAGTGGTACTACGGACCTCATGCGGAGATCATTGATGGCACACCAGAAGACTTTAAAGGTATTGTATTATAAAACAATAACAATGGAATACCAAGAAGGAGTAGTAAGAGTAGAAGTTATAGATGAGAATGGAAGATCATATGTTAATTGGAATAAAGATAACATAGTCAACATCTCAATACAAGATGAGGGAAGGACTATGAAAATATTCATTCATCAAGAAAAATATAATGGAGAGGATAATAATAAACACTAAGCCTACTGATATAGATGACTTCCTGGCAATGGAAGATGGTGTATATAAAAATATTATATACAACAGAAATATTAACAACAGAGAGTTTGTAGAATCTGATCTTATAAAGACTGATGATGGTAAGATACATTATGGCCTCAGTTGCTACAAGATTAAGAAGGGTAAGAAATATTATGTAAAACTCAAGAGTAAAAAGGGTTTTACTGTAGATGAGAAAGGCAAACTTAGAGTATGGTACGGATCAGATATAGCATCTAATCCACATTTCTCTACTGCTTTGAGAGCATTGAATATAGATTGGTTTACAAATGAGGAGGAGAGGCTGTGGCCTTTTATGACCAAGACTCTATTTGAAAAAGTTATTACAGGTAAAATAACTAATCCTATAGATTACTTGAGTGGGTATCTTAAACTATCTCGTATAAATGCTTCACCTAAACTACTCTACTCTGTGTGTAAAAAACAAAGACTAACTAAAGTTACATTTCTTCGTGGTGCTTATTCTGCTAAGGATGTTAATCATTACCTGGAGTTTCTATTGGACGGTGCTATAATTTCTAATCATTTAGATGACTTAATAAACCAGTCTAAGATATTAGATAGGAAGATTGATTTTAAGTGGTCATCTAAAAGAATGGATGAAGAGCATACTAACTGGACTAAAGAGATCATGGCAGTAGAGGTTACAAGCATACCGGATAAGGAAGTAGATATTAATCTATATGAAAGACTGGCACCTTATACCCCAGAGTTATTTGAACCTTTGACTACTCAGAAGAGGGTGTTCACTGAAGGAAGTCAAATGCAACATTGTGTGTATACTAACTACTGGAGTAGTATAAATAATGGTAGCTACTTGGCATACCACATTAGTTGGAAGGGTCAAGAAGCAACTCTAGGTTTGTATATAGATGATAATAAACCAAAGAGTAAATTACAGTTTAGTCAGCTCTTTGGTAAAAGAAACTCTTTAGTATCTAAAGAACTACGTGTTGAAGTTATTGAATTATTAGAGAGGATTAACGATGATTTATACCGAATGGATGTATCTTTGTCAACAAATAAGACAGTAGATAATACTGTATTTTTACCATTTTAAATATGAACCAAAGAAAATTTAGTAAACAACTTAATGATCAGTACATGAAGCAGGGAGGGTGTTGTTACTATTGTAAGAACAACACTCCTTACGAAGAAATAACTAGAGATCATTTCCTTCCGGTATCGGAAGGGAATACTCTGGTTAACAACAAAGTCTTCGCCTGTAGGAAATGTAATAGTTTAAAGGGTGCTAAATCTATTGAGGAGTTCAAAGACTTTCTTTTATTTAAACTGACTGAGATTCTTAAAGAGGTAGTGGATAACAACTGGATAATGTCACAGAAACAGTTAGACAAGTTCCAATGGTATAGTAAAATCCTTAAAACAATTGGAGAAATAATTGACAATGACAACAAACCTTTAATTATCTTTACGTAAACAAAAACCAACCATATGAGGATTTTAGAATTTGACAGAGCAGAGTTTGAAGAAGCTATAGAGATAGGCAAGAAGAATCTGGAGCAAGAGGAGTCACAGCAGACTATAGAAGAGTACATGGCTCTATCCCTACAGTCTCTTCTATTCTTAGGTAGAAATATCAAAGACAAGCCTGAGCTTTTAGATGTAGCTATATTCAACATTAGATTGTGTTACACATATTACATAGCGGTAGAGGACTACCGTAAAATAGCTAAGATTGTATCACTAGTTATTGAACTAGAAGCTAAGGCTAACAAAGTAGTTGACAGCGCTATCATTGATGAGATATGTATAAACCTTAACTAACTATGAGTAATATACTGATAGATGATGAGTTTAAAAGTGACAAGTATTCAGTATCGTTAAATGAGTTATTGTTTGGAAGACCTTACAAACCTAATGTAGTATCTGTAAGTAAACTGTTAGATGACAATGGTTACTTTGGTAGATACAGGATTGAAGTTGTTAAGGATAGAAAGTTTGGTACAGATATACTAATTAGGATTCATGTCTACCTTGTGGATAGTGGAGTTAATTATGTTTGGCCATATAATACTTTTTTTGATCTTGATACTAAAAGGTTTGGGCATAACAGAAAAGTTCCCAGGGGAGTGTTTTCAAACAAGTCTATGTTTACATACTGCTTTAGTGTACTAGCTACTATGTTCACTCCTAGAACTAAACTACATGTTCCTAGTTCTTTATATGAGATAAAATGTATTACTTGCATGGCTATTATAAAAGATGGAAACCATCCTATAAATGAATGGGCTTGGATCATAAGTAAGAATCATGGAAACTTTGCACATAGAATTTACTACGAAAAGATCATACCTTTTTTATCAAGGATAGGTATAATATCAAACAATAAGTTTAAGATAATAGGAGAAGACGATCCTACAGAATACACGTCAAATTTATTTGATATAGATTATTGGCATAACATTTAAAAAAAACAATATGCTTTTTATTTTATTTATCTTTATTGCTACAGTATTTAGTTTATTTACGTTATTGGCTTTAATAGAAGAGTACATTATACCTAAGACTAAACCATCTTCCAAGTTCAGAAAATGGTGGAGGAATAATATCATAGGTTCATTAGATGAATATCAAGATCTATGGTAGGTTCTATAATAGATAATATATTCTGCACTTGATGCACATACAACACAGTTATTCCTTGAAAAACCCAGATAGCTTTATCATCGTACACTATGCCTCTGATGTTGTAGAATTTTCCGTTTACTCTAGTAGCTAAAGAGAGATCCCTATGATAGGGATTTTCTTTTTGTTTTATTGTTTCAAATCCCATTTCGTGGAGGAGGTCTACCTTAATATTTAACGGAGTGATATCATGCCACTCTAGTTTATAGGTAGCCTCTTCTGCATATTGGGCAAGGATACCTCTCTGGTCTATTTCTTTGACCATGGCGATCTTCTTTTGCCAATCCTGTATATAGTTTCCTATTTGATATCTCTTATTGTTTATTGGCATTGTTTTCCCTCTCTTCTATGTCTAGTATAGCATCTATGTCTTGACTTAAATGTTCTTGTTGAGACTCTATAATACTAACCATACGTTCTATCTTCTTTGTCATTAAATACATCTGAGCCATGAGATCTTCACTTTTATCGCTAGTTTTTCTGGCAGTGTATCCTAATACCGGTAAGGCTATGCCCTGAAATACCACAGAACATAGATAAGAAGCCCATGCTACTATTGATGATGGCTGTGAATAAAATAAGGGTATAGATACTAATAATACTATGACATAGAAAGTAATCATCATAGATAGTATATAAGATAGTCTATCTGCAATGTAATCGTTAAATTTCTTAAACATGTATTTTAATTTATTAGTTGTAAAAGTCCTCTGTGTTTCCCAAAAAATCAAAGTTGCTGTAAAAACATATCCGCATTTGTAATGACGATTTTTTGATTTGTTTGTCAAAAAGTACAAAAGGAAAAGAGGGACTATTCATCCCCCTCCCCAAATAAATCTTCTCCTTTGTAATCCGGATGATTCTCTTTCATATAATCTATACCCCCAGCCCATAGCCACACTAGGCTACATAGCATAGATATTGCAAGTATTATTATTCCAACCATACTGATAAGTTTAAGTCATCAGACCATATAGGAGTTTTATCTCCTACATAAGATCCTTCTACATTATAGTAGAAATGTTCTAAGGCATCCTCTTCATCCATACCTTCACTGATTAATATTTGTATAGCCTTTGCTGTGGAGTAAATAAGCCTTTCAGATCCTGGGTGGTACCCTATGATAGCTTCATCAAATCCGTCTGCTATAAGAAATTCTGTGTCTGGGTGTGCTTCTATCAAAGCTTCTAACATTGTCATATACTTTATTTTAATCGCAGAAAATTGGTGCCTTAATTGTAAACCCTCTATTCTTATCTAATAATTGAAATGATTGCATTGGTTTCTGGAAGCTTGCTCCTATTTGCATTGCAAATGTATCATAGCCACATAAGCTTCCATTTAATGTACAGTTAGCTGTAGGATATGATAGACTATGGTAATGGTGCATTAGATTATAATCACACTTGCTGATTTGGTCCATCCTTAGAATGTACTTGTTCAATGGAATCGTCAATCCTCCTATACCTCCTCCACTCTTTACTTGCCATCCATGTAAGCTGCGTATCCTTTTGTTAAACACTTGAAACTCACAGATGTCACTGTCTGGTGCATACCATTCAAACATACTGTCATTAAAGTCCTGCTTCAATAGATTGTACAACAGTGCTTCAAAGTTAGTTCTGTAATCTATAGTAGAGTTCATCTTCTTAGTAGTCCTACTGTGATTACCCCTAACACAAGGAAGTATAATCTTTTTAAACTTACCATTCTCAGCAATAGTCTTTATGAACTTATGCAAAAGTTCCCTGCTGAATAGCAGTTCTTCCATCTGTGAGAACGCTGTAGCCATCTGGCTATGGTCATGCAACATGGAGTTCTCCATGAAATCTCCACCCAATCCAAGTACCAGGTTTTCGATCTTTACTTCAGCCCTCTCCTTGTTTACTAGGGATAGTAAATTCTCAGCCAACTTATCCATACGCTTCTTAGCGATATCTGGGTTATGCTCGTTTAACCCGTTTACTGTTGCAGGTAGAATAATTTTACCAAAGTGTGTGTCAGATAATTGTACTATGGCAGTAGCCTCATTCTTTATAGAATTGTTTGGCTTTACCTCAGGAGACTTTATCTTAGATATATCCTGAGTTTTTAGAGCTAGGGCAATGTCGTAAAGATCTGACAGTTGTTCATAATCCTTTACGGCTTCTTCTAATTGTTTCTTTAAGGATTTTATTTCCGCATTCTCTCTCCTTAGTACGATCTGATCAGTGATCTTAAATGGCTCTTCTGTGCTGAACTTTGCTCCTTCTAGGAGTTCTTTGTTTCTTCTTTTGGTTTCAGCGGCCTTTCTCCCAGCTTCTTTCTGTATTCTTTTTTTCTCTGCTAGGCTCTTAACTGTCTTTGACGGAACAGGCTTTTTAGCCTTTGCTTTTTTTGTAACTGGTTTATTTGACATAAATGGATTTTAGTAAGCGGGTTAATCCCAATTCTTATCTTCTATTTCTTTTCTTTTTTTTTCTGATAACTCTTTTATTTTCTCTATACAAAGATTTACTACAGCATTATAGGAGTCGTTATTGTTAGAGTAAGGAAATATATTCTTCACATTTTCAAGCTCTATTTCCATTTCTTTGAATATCTCAAAGCCAAATAATGTTATGTTCTTTGGTAATGCCATATGTAATAAATATATTAAAGTTTAGCAAAAATAGGACTGTTGATAAACTCCTTAACTATCTCCTCTAACTGGTTAATATCCCCATTGTTATGTATAATATAGTCAAAGTTCCAATCATCAAGAGCAGTCTCTGAAGTGTGTGTATTTATTGCACTAACTCCTGGTCGGTCTACCTTTATGACTACCCCTCCCTTATCTTTGATAGCCTGGGCTTCATTGGGGAAACGTGTGTCTGTAATGATCCAATTAGGTAGTTTAGCATGATCTTCTGTAGATACTTCAGGATAAAATGGTCCTGGTTTATAATCAGCCATCAAAGCATTCACCCATACGTTTGTATGAAGCCCTTCCCTCATAGCTTCAGTCCCTAATTTCTGTAATAGGTCACGAACAGTCATACGCTCTTCATATGCTTCACCACCTTCGCTTATCCAAGGTGCGTCGCTTTCATACTTCTTAATGGTGTTCCACTCCGGACCCAGTTCAGTCTTCTTAAACTCTTGATCTTCAAACTTTTCTACGTCTATACCAGTTATCAGAGATGCAACAGTCTTTAACTTACCAGCCCACTTCTTTATTTCCCAACCAGATTTTTCCTCTAACCACCATCCATGCATAAGAGGTTCTTCAAGTATATCCTTAATATTTACTTCTGTATGAGATAATTTATGTTGTATTATTTTACCTACAGTATCTTTTCCGGATCCTGCATAACCAAAAATTCCAATTATTGCCATGTTGATTTTTTTAATTAAAACCGGAGAGATTTCTCCCTCCGGCTTTTTAAATTAAGCAGTAGCCCTTACCATATAGGTAACAGTACGAGGATTCTTAGGATTGCGGACTGATTCAATTTCCCATCCTTGCTCACGCAAGTTAGTGATCCTAGCACGAAGGTTTTTTGTACCGAACATCTTCTCTGCTTGTTTAGCTGTAATTTTACCTGTCCTGCGAAGGTAATTGAACAGCTTCTGTTGTTGACTCTTTGTGTTTGCCATAACTGTCTATTTTGATTGTTATTAAATACTATCTTCCAAAACCTATAGCCCTTCTCTCTTCCTGCACTACGTTAACCTCTTCATCAATGTTATAGATCTCTGTCAGTGTCATAGGCTTGTTTGATACATCCCCCCTTCCTATGCTCTTCAATAGTTTGTTAGTGTCTTCTACATTAAGTGCATCAAACTTCCATTCTGCAATCAATCTTCCTTTTCTCAATAATGCTTTATCTATTCTATCTCTGCTGGTATTAAACGTGGCTAGTATCTGTATAGATAGGCAGTCGCTAAGTAATCCATCTGTAATATTCAATAGGTTAGATACCCCTTGTCTACTACTACCATCTCCTTCCCTATCTAATACTACTTTCTCTGCATCTTCTATTACCAATATAGAGTTAGTATGATCCAGAAGAAATGTTATGAAGTCCGGGCTAGCTATATTGTCTGCCATGAATGGAGGCAAAAATATAACTTCTTTTTTAAGTTTTCCGCATAGGTGTCTAATGTAATTGGTCTTCCCCGTTCCAGGTACTCCATGAAGAAGTACTAACCCCTTACCTCTGTCTTCATTCAGTTTTTCTATAATCTTCTCGTGTACCTTTACAAAACCTTCACCGTAGTTTAGAGGTATGTCTATATCGGTTTGCTTTATGTTTTGTTCCACTGTACTTAATCCAGCACGAGTGCTTGTCAATAAAGATATCTTAGATTTTACTTTTGAGTCTTGTACATATTTACTTATCTTTTTATTTATACTGTTCAGTAAATCTGTATTGCTATGATATATTGATACCATTGCATAGTCTGGTGATGACTCCTCTTCTTCTGGGCTCTCAAAATGATTTAAGCTCCCTAATAAGTTTTTAGGAGTTCCTTTGTACTTAATTACTACTAACATGTTTTCCCCTTCAAATACTTGCACTATGGTATCTATACCGTCTTTTGTTGGTTTGGTATATGTCCATATTAGATCAAAGTCTTTGTTTAGGAGGAAACACTTATGCACATCCATCTTATATTTATTCTTTCCGCTATCAAAGAAAGATGGGAGACACTTAAACTTATCTACAAAATAATTACCTATAGGAAACTCATGTGGATATTCAGTATCATAATATCTTGTTCCCTCTTCTATAACCCTTGTCCCTACTCCCGACGGTCTTATTTTATACCTCATTTATTTTAATTTGACAGCGGTGCTTTGATCGCTGTGTGTGATTGATAGTTTTCTATTGTGAAATCAGAAACATTATAAGGAGGTAAACATTCCCAATCTTTATGAACAACATCAAAATTAATTTTTAATTTAGGTAATTCATAAGGATGTCTTGAACATTGTTCTGCTGCTTGTTCTAAATGATTATTGTATAAATGAACATCACCTAAATTACCAATCAATTCTTCTGGGATCATGTTTACTTCTTTGGCTATGATTTCAAGTAGCAATCCATAAGATGCTATGTTGAATGGTAAACCAAGGAATGTATCTACTGAACGTTGATTCCACATTAGTGAGATTGCTCTTCTTTGTACTCCAATTTTATCTAATACCTCATGATATTGTTCTTCTGTGAGTTCTCCAATTGGAAAATCCATAACATTTCTAGTAGGTATTTTCTCCCATAATTCAATTCGTTCTTTTATACTCAACTCTCTCGTATAAACTTGAAATCCATAATGACAAGGTGGTAAAACCATATGGTCCAACTTTGCCACATTCCAAGCATTAACCATTAAACGTCTGCTATCGGGATTTGTTTTGAGTTCCGATATTAAGTTTGCAATTTGGTCTACATCTCGCCATGGTGGCCCGTCATCATTATTGTATATTTCCCATTCTCTCCATTGCTTACCATAGATTGGTCCTAAATCACCCCAACTATTTGCCCATCTCTCGTCTGTTTTTATCTTATTGATAAACTCTTCTTTAGAATAAAGTTCAATAGTGGGAACACCGTCTGTGTCCTGCGAATATGATTTTAAATAATTTAGAATATCCTTATCACGAATTACCTTTTTACAATAATTTTTATAAGCATCACCATCCCAAATATGGCAACCATTATCAACAAGGTATTTGATGTTTGTATCACCTCTTAAAAACCACAGCAGTTCGGTCACTATAGTTTTCCAAGCCATCTTCTTTGTAGTTAATAATGGAAACCCTTCTTTCATGTTGTGTCTGATCTGCCAACCGAAAATTGATTTGGTTCCTGTACCTGTTCTATCTTTTTTATCTACTCCAAAATGTATAATCTGAAGTAGTAGCTCTTTGTATTGGCGGTCCAAGTTATTCATACGTATATAGTTTATACTGGCTGTTATTAGTTGTAAAGCTAATGAAATTTTCTTTCTGCTCCAAAATTTCTTTTACAGGAGTTGTCAACCATGTATAAGTAAATTTATTCCCATCTATAATAAGACTCCTGCCTACAGCCGGTTCTTTATGACTGACTTTAAATGTACCATTTTCATTCCATTCTACCCACATAGCACTTTCTCCTCTCTTCTGTAGTCCATCCGATCTATACAATCTATACTTTGATTCATCTTTATAATCAATCTCTATCTCTTCTTCCTGCTTTGCTTTGTAGTATATAGGATCGCACTCTTTGCAGTATAGAAAATCTGTATGACCTTCTGATATGATAACTCTACAGGAATTGCATAAGGTTGCCCCTATACCTCCGTTAAACTTATGGATAGGTTTTAGGCTCATACGTTTGCTTCTCTAATTTTAGGTGTTCCTGAATTTATGCTAAATGGACTTTTCGGTTCTTCATATACCAATCCATCTGCGTCTGTTTTCTTTACTACAAGTGGATGATATTCTTCATTTCCATGTTTAATAGTAATTGTACTAGATACCATCATTAACTCTTTCGGTTCTTCTTTCTTTGGAGTGTAAGATGCTACCTTAGCTGATACTACTCCTGCTGCGAATGCTGCCAGTCCTTTAAAAAATGATCTACGATTATTCTCCATAATTTAGTCTTTATTTTCTTCCTTAACTAATCTATACATAATATAAGCAAATTGCGTTGCGAATATCATTTCAAGCATTTCGTTTTCGGATGTACCCTTCCATATATTAAATGATGCCAAAACAGATGCTAACCATATTAGCATAAATAATCCAAATGTTTTCATAACTTATTTATTTTTTTCAATTAAATTTTCTAATCTATCAAGTTCAATTCTTAGATCTGATGGTAGATGTCCTGGACTGAATTTTGTATTCGGGTCTAGTTCTAGTATTTGTTCATACAAATCTACCCTAACTCCATCATCGTAGAACTTACGCTCTATTGCGTCAGATAGGTCCTGCATTTGACTAGTACCGTATACACTGATTCTAAGATCGTAACTCTGCCATTTTGTTTTAAAATCAAATATCAGGTAACCTCCTGTGATCCTATGTCCCAGAGTAGATAGAGTCCTGTTCCGAACTCTTACAATAGAATTATCAGAACCAAACAAATGTAAGAATCTTAAGAACCATCTCGGACACCACCATGGTTTTGCCTTGTAGTCCATGAATATAACTAATGGCTCCATAGCTTTAAAGATATCCCCTTCTTCCTTCCATGGCACAGATCCTAAGTATTTGTATTTCTCGTAGAAGTTTTTAGGAAAGAACACAGCACGGATGTCATCCCACTTAATATCTCTAGTATGAATCATACCTTTCTTCCTTCCTTTCCAAAACAATAGACCTTTCATAAAATCTATAAACCTTTCTTTGAAAGGAGTCTTTACATAAAACTTACTGTTTTCCATAAACTATTTATTAATCATCAAAGGATACACTATTATCATTCATTATTTCTCTAAGCTGATCTCTACACGCTTCGTATGTATCATGTTGTTCATCAGTTAGCTTCTCGTTATATTTTATCTGACTTCTCAACCATTGATCCATTTCCCAAAGAGTGCTGTAATACTTTTGCCCTTTAGTTGCAAAATCAAAATCTATTTGATCATCTGGCAGATCGAATTCTAGTGTTGCTTTCATGCTATTAATGTTTAATTAGTCTTATTTTAAAAGCTTTCTTTCTCACCATTTTAAACTGATGTCTATAAGGGTTTACAGATGGGCATCTCCAGTATCCATAAGTAGTCCTATTTCCATGCCTTAGTTTCCATACAGCAGGCTTTACATATACTGAACAACTGGAAATTAATGTCAATAATAAAAAAAATAGAATGGTGATTGGTTTTTTCATAGTTTTTATTTTATGTTTAATAAATTTTAGTGGACTCACCTGGGCTTGAACCAGGGACCCTCTGATTATGAGTCAGATGCTCTAACCGACTGAGCTATAAGTCCGGGCGCTGTTGTTCTTTAACTTATTTTTTATTTTTTAATTGTTAATTTACTTTCTAGTTTATCTAATCTTGAGTCTAATGCAGAGTATACATCTCGCTCTACTTCATATATTTTCCGATTTATTGCTTCTTCATTTCTACCTAGAAGGTTATATAAATCTTCAAATCTTTTATCTAAATCCATAATAAAAAGACTATTGTCTTGTTTTACTTCTCTTACCTTAAAGAAAGCATAAACAGCAACTATTGCAATAGCAATAACCACCACAGTCGCAATCCCTAAAGCGAATGATAATGTATCCATAATTTGATTCTCCTTATATGTCAAAGAACAACAGCGTAGTCAGGGCCGGACTCGAACCGGATAAGCAACCATTCTATTGGACTTGGGAACCATCCCGCATTACGCCCACCTGACTTGGTCGGGTCTCTCCCCGTGTGTCACTTGCTGAGATCTTTACCGGCGGTCGCACTGTATATAACCTAGAAAGATTTTACAGATTCTCCATTTGGGGCTCCCTTTAAGTTACTTTCCCCTCGTAGCCAGGACAGGATTCGAACCTGTAGTGTGGTTTTAGAACGTTGCAGGGGTCTTCCCACATTGTAACGAATACCATTCCGCCACCTGACTATATGATGGGCCTTTCCCCACGGTCAGAAGAACTTAGAGCTTACCTACGCACTGTGAGGTATTCTTCGTGATTGCTCGCATTGCCTAAGCAGTGTCTAGTATGCTTTCGGTTGCCGTGCGTGTCAAAATTTATTAAGTCTTAGTTTTTCCATTTTCAGTCGCATACTTAACTCCCATAATAGTACCAATAATACTAAAAGAATTTGTTAATAGTATTCCAAACATGTTTGACCAGGCATTACCTAATAAGGTAGTGTCTTTATTTAAAAAAAATGCAGTAGCAAATAACAGAGTGGTCATAACGCCTATGCCTATAACAATAGCAAGAGCAACTTTAACGATTGTTCCAATTAACTCAGTTTGGGTCTTCTTTTGTAATAAGTCTAAATCATCTTCTGCGTCTTTTTTTGCACGTTCAGCCTTTTGTAGAGCTTCAGTGAGCTCTGCCATTAATTTAGAATTATTTTCCTGCGCTGCAACCAATTCTTTATTTTGAGATTGAATTTGTTTTGTAACATCTAATCTTTTTTTTCTGGTTTCTTTGTCGTTATTAATCGCCCTCTCAAGATAATCTTTAAATTGATTATCGTTTTCAGCATCTATGAGTTTAAGAATATTACCCTCTAAAAAAATACCATTTTTATTGTAAATGTCGATTATTTGTTTTTTTAATTCGGCATTAAATTTGATCATAAGCTAGAAGTTATTACTGATAAACTTTAAAAGAAGCGGTTTTATTTAGATATGCACTATAGTCTTTTTTAAATTCCTCGAGCCTAGGTTCAATTTCATCTGATTTAACAATCCAAAATTGTGCTCCTGCTTGTATTGCTTTAGCCTGTTCCATTTTATCCGAACTTGATGAAATTATTCCTATAACAACGCCATTACCGTATTCAAAATTAATCTTACGAATAAGCTCAATACCATCATAAGAGCTGCCGACTATGTTTAAATCAACAAAAACACACTCTGGTCGAGTATTTGGATTTTTATTCCAGTCTTTAAATAATTTTTCAGCTTTATCCGAGCTGTCTATACTATGGAGATGTAATGCAATGTCTAATAGGCTACACGCATCTTCAAAAACAAGATGAAATAAACTTTCATCGTCTACTAATAAAATTGATTTTATCATTTTTTTTTATTTAATTTTAATTTTAATTTGAGTTCCTTCTTCAATTTTATCACAACTAGCACTAAATCCATGTTCATTCAAAATTGCAACACAAATACCCAATCCTAAACCGGAACCAGTTTCTTTTTGATTTTCTTTACGAGTATTTGTCTTTGACATATAGGTAAATTCTTCATTTGTCATTCCTCGGCCATTATCTTGAACAACTAAAGTATTATCATCTAACATATATACAGCAACAACTTTAGTTTCACTATCATTATACTTTAAACCATTTCTAATCAAGTTATCTATAGCGGTACAAAACAAAGGTTCATTTACATTAATAGTCGGTAAACTAAAACTATCGAATATAACTTGTTCTTTGTATGATGTTGAATCCAAATACGAAATTAAAATATTAGAAAGTTTATGTGGTTTTAATTCAATACCACTACCTTCTTTAACCAAATTAGTAAACTCATAAACTCCTCTATAAACTTTTTGAGTATGCAATAAACCCTCTTTTAATAATTTTAAAGAATTTTCTAATTTATAGCGTTCTATTATTTCCCCGGGTAACTTTCTTTCTATCGCTGAGATACCCTTTGGCATATAAACATTGATTCCTGAGTGCATATCGTGCCTGAGTATCTTAGCAGCGTGTTCTAAGTATGTATTTTTATAACTTAATTGGTCAACCGTCCGTTGATGTTCTCCGTCTTTTTTTCTTAAAAAATTCTTAACAAAAATAAATGACGGCGGGCAGAATAAAATAAAACAAAGGTACTCGAATACTTGTACGCGTTTAGTGTATTCTATTAATTCAAATACAGACAATGATTTTATTACAAAGAATGTAATCATGATTAATGCCGATACTACCAGTAGTATTTTATTTTTATTATCCATTACTACTCTTCTATTTTTTGGAGTTCAGTCATTTGAATACTAACTATAAGTCTAACTTCGTCGCCAATAAGTAAACTGCCCTTGCCGCCTTCTAAATTAAAAGTCAATCCCCAATCCTTACGGTTAATTTTACCCTCTAACTCAAAACCGTACTTTGTTTGTCCGTAAGCATCAACGTCATTACCATTGTATGTACCTTTAAGCTTTACTGGTAGGGTTACGCTTTTAATAGTTAGATTGCCAGAAACTTCGTATTCTTCTCCTAATTTTTCAACTTTAGTTGACTCAAATGTAATATTCGGAAAATTATCTGTATCAAAAAAATCAGGTGACTTTAAGTGATGATCTCTATCGGAAATATTAGTAGACAGAGCATTAACGTCTGCTGTAAAATTAATTTTTGCATCTGTAAAATCGCTCGATTCCGATTCCATAGTTGCGTTAAATTTTCCAAAATTACCTGTCACAGTCGAAATCATTAAGTGTTTAATTTTAAACCCAATTTCTGAGTGCAGTGGATCAATAATAAATTTTTTCATTTTTGTTTTGTTTTAATTATTAAATAGTTTAGTAGTCAGGAGCTATCTATGGAATATGTACACTGACCATAAAATCACTTTCGTCTTCTTCTCTCAATAATTTTAGGAAAGCAGGAGATGGGTGCGTGGACACCTGCTTTTACGATTGGCATTTCTAACCGATGATGCACTTGCATTCATCCCAATCAACCTTATTTGCAATCCTATTTTCCAGTGGGATTGCTTTACACCGCTAGCTAACGATCTAGAGGAGCAGTGTGCTTCGTAATCCTAGTCGATACTATCTCAAGGCAATTAGAGAGGCATTCCTGAATTTTCGATCCCGTGGCCTTCGGGCTAATTATTTTTAATTTTTTAGATATTTATATGTGTACCACAAGGTACGCATTTTTAATTAAAACAAACAAACATGAAAGATCAAATTTTAGGCCTTGTAAGACACATTCTTACTTTTGCTGGTGGTATCCTTGTAACAAAAGGTATTGTTAGCGAAGGAGTTTCTATTGAAGTAATTGGTGGCATTATGACTATCGTTGGTTCAATATGGTCTGTAGTATCTAAGAAAGCTTAATTTTATTGCTTTTACTTTTAATAGGTCGGTTCATGCCGACCTTTTTTATTTCAAAGAACTAATGTAAAGATACAAAAAGTTAATAAAAATCTACATACATCTTATCCACATTTATTTTAAATACCATTGGCTCTCCTTGTTTATTATACGCATTATCCATTATAGAGGAATTGACATACAATGTTTTATCTGTGTTATATACCCCTCTTCCAGAATGTATATGACCACAAATAAACATCATAGGTTTTATTTCTTCTATCTTGGATTTTAAATCCACGCATCCTACATATTCACCACTCTCTGGTATATAATCTAGTTTACCATGAACAGGTCCGTGAGTAACAACTATGTTGGTATCTTGGGGAATTTTATCCCAATAAGATCGGACCTCTTCATTTCTATCAGCATTGAAAGCCCAGTATTGTTTATAGAAACTTGGAGTAATAGGACTACCCCATATTTTTATACCTTCTATAATACTAGATTGATTTTCAAGATACTGTACATTTAATACAACTCTGGCTCTCTCTAACATATCTACTAACCACCCAGGCTTTCCTAGATGCTCGTTCTCTTTAAATAAATCATGGTCTTCAAAATTTCTATAGAATTTTTTATCAAAAGACTTATCATGATTACCAGCAATAAAGACTTTGTGCTTACACTGATATTGCTTACCGTACCAATTAAGGAAGCTCTCTACTTCGTGCTTTTGTCCAACCGAAGTGGCATCTCCGGCAAATATAGCAATATCACACTCTGGAAGAGTTACTTGTTTGTGTTTATTATGAGTGTCGCTGAATACTGCAATTTTCATTATTTGGTGTTTTTTTCTTTTCTTCTAGCAAGACAGTCTTATATCTTCTCCAACTAGTACTGTTGCCATCTTTATCATACCCATAAGATAGCCATATATTCCCATGCGCATCTTTATGTATACAATTAAAACCAAAGCCTTCGCATACTATAGGATAATACCTATCTCTATTCATATCTTTTATAATATCCTCAATATCAAAGTCATGAGGCATAGAAGGGTCCCAAATTTCACACCATTGTTTTGAAAACTCTGCCATATCATTATGCGTTTTTTAACTAAATAATTGTCTGATTACTACTCCTAAATCGTAATTGTTTGGGATACTATAAAGTATTTCTCTAATAGATGAGTAGAGGAGATCCTGATCTTTGATTTCAGATAGTTGATATTCAACTTTTTCTATAATCAATTGCTGTTCTGGGGTGATGTTTGCGTTACTCATAACTTTTAATTTTTATCAAAGATAAATATAATGTATATATAAAACAAATTTATTTTAAAAAATACTAGTCTCCCTTTTCAGATCTCTTGTTTATAAACTTATCCACACTGGCTATTCCAAAGCAAATAGCTGTTAACCATTTAAACGCATCAAATATATATTCATTTATAACTAGTGTTTTATTTTTAGTACCTAAAACAATATCAGTAATTGCAAATACACACATCATTACAAATGACATGAATCCTATAACAGCTTTCTCATTAATACTGTTATTATCATTAAATAGATCTTGAAAAAACTTCTTCATACTATTAAAATTTATTCAGAAGAACATTCTCTATTTTATTTTACATAAATATTAATACTATAGCTATGATGTATATTATAATATGATATACCCAATACCCTAGCTTTTCTACTACACCATTCATTATTTTATCTACTATACTGGTAGTAGTGTGGCTTATGTATGTAGCAGATAGCCCCCTAAACACATTTAAACAGGTATTAAACACAGGTATTCTAATTAATAAAAGACCTATCAAATTATAAATTGATAGGCATCTATAGAAAGGTATTAATAAAATACAATACAATAAAGCATTAATTGCATGTCTTATTCTAATGTTATGTTTTATTCTCCAAGCATCATACCGGGCTAACCCGATATTGATGCCTGTGAATAATAAAGACAGTATAAGACTTTCTACTACTTCCATGGTCCACCTATGATCAAATGATTGGCCTCAAGGCTATCCCAAATTGGCTGAGTAGATCCTGCTTCTTTTATTGCCTTATCGTACACTTCTTTTTTAACCCACTTGTCATTTTGCCATCTAACTTCAGAAGCATGGGTAGTAAAAAATGTAACTGTAGATGCTACTAGAAGAAATAAAGCAGCTACAAATATAATTTCATTATCAAGGAACTTAGGTAGCCAGCTAGCATCTGAGGCTTTTCCATAGAATAAAGCAACGAAAGCTATTAAGAATATCACCCCTAGTACAGTATAAATAATGTGATCACTTCTCTTAGAAGCGTAATCAAAAGCCTGTCCCCATGTAGGTGCTATTTGATAATACTCTTCTTGAACTTGAACCGGTTTTTTTACTATTGGATCGTACTGAAATCCGCCTAATTCTACTTTGGATTCGTGTACTTTATTGTCTGGGACTTTAGAACATGAAACCATCCCAATTAAAACAATAACTGCTAACATTAAACTTTTCATATAAATTATTTTGTTTAATATAAATATATACAAAAAGAGAAAGGGGGTAGAAACCCCCCTTCGTTTTAACCATAATCCTAACCTAAACCTTTAAGTGGACCTAGTGGGATTCGCACTGGTATTCTTTTGTTAGATCCAGAAACTTTAGATTTCATAGACAGCCTCGTAAAGAACTACAACTCTTGTTACCAAGAGGATCAGACTATATCATCACCCGATCTGGGTGCTGGACGCTAGTGCGGTTATTAAGAGAACTTTATCTCTCCGCTAGTCGTTGAACCTTCCTAAAGTGTACTTTAGGCTTGGCTGCTGATTGTCCTATGTCATAGGAGTTCCAGCAATTCATCCAGTTTTTAATCTAGTATTCCTACTAGATGGGTCCGATTCCACAAACCCACGTCTTCGTAATGAACAATAATACCAGCATATCACACGCTTAGTACTGACAATCAAGAGGGAGATCCCCCGTCATCTGCACCGTAGTTTTGATCTGCAAGCTGATCAGTAAGGGGTTGTCCGGAGACAGCTTTCCACCACCCCAGTCCTTATTTAAAGAGTCGATCGGGGAAACTCTGTGTTCCACTTTGTTTGAAGCGAGGTTGTAGACACCTCGGCGGACTAAGCAAATGTTGCTTCATCGGCACCAACGAAGGCCATAAGGTCATCGAAGGTCATAGTAGACATTTCGTCGTTTATATTTTGTACAGAGTTTAAAGAGATCTAGTACTTATCTCTGCGTGTGGTACTACCCTCCGATTACGAATCGATACCGGTTAGGCCCTTATTTTTAATTCTCGTTCAACTGTGGCTTTGGTTTTTCTCCATTCAATTCAATCTTAGCACTATCCGTAAGTGGAGGTAGTATATTTGAACTATCAACTCCTACTGGTGCATATGTAGCTTCTACAGGTTTACTTTCATTAGATCCTCCACAGGATACTACAAACAAAGATAACAAAAAAATAATAAATGCTTTTTTCATTTTATATTATATTATATTTACAAAGATATATATAAATATTTATATATTCAAATATTTTCTATCGGGTTTTTCTTTTAGGATATCAAGGTGTTTTTTACCTATAGCACACATCTCATACTCCTCATGCTTTATGAGATTTTCAATGTTTGTCTCCAAAGTCTCTTGGAAACTTGGTAAAGAAGTATGAAGTGTTATTGCAATTGAGTCTGTGTATATTCTAGCAATGTTTATTTTTTTCAAGTTATTGTCCATAGCGTAGCAAATTTTTTCTACTATGGCTAAAGACAAAGCTCTTTCGTGTTCCACTAGAACTTGCTTAATTGTCATATCCTTATCACTGACTTCTATTATATACAAGTCTTCAGCATCAAAATCCATATTTCTCCGAGGTTTTATAGTACCAGTCCAAAATAATTTTGAGATCCTCAATAGTAGTTTTTTCTCCCAACCCTTCAATAAACTTTTCACACTTGGTGATCTCATTGTTTAAGTTCCTTATATTATCACTTTTTATTGTCTTCCTTTCAAAAAATACCTTATGTTCTACAAGCTTTTCTTTAAGTGCTGGTAGTTTCTTATGAGCCTCCTTCATCAATACCTCTTCCTTAGACTTGTTTACTAAAAACGCTGTTAGACTAGATGCTCTTCCAGCAAACGCTAATAACTTATCTGAAGCATCTTTCTTTTTTATAAGATCATCAGCAGTTTTATCAACGTAATCTTTTCTTTTCATCGTCTTCTGAATGTTGATATTAAATCATCTCCGTAATCCTCTGGCCTTTCTTCACTACTATAAATATGTTTATTTTCCAGGTTAATTGATTCTTTTATGGCTTCCTCATGTTTTACTGGCAAGTCTAGATCTATTTTAACAGATCTTAAATCTGTAAAATCTTCCATTACAGACAGTTGTTTATTTGTAAAAACTTCTCCTACACAAAGAAAAAAACAATTATAGCATAGAAATTCTATGTTTTCTAAAGCCCAATTTTTTTTATCTCCATCCCTAAAATTCATTATAAGAGGGGTCTTGTAATCTAATACACGCTGCTCTTTGAATCCACACCTACAACATTCTTCTTTTAAGATTCCATGCTGTATTATTTGATGTTTTAATATTTTAATTGATACAAATGTTTTAGGGACTCTCCCTTCCATGATATCCATGATGGAAGCCTTGTCATGCCTCCTCTTGCCAAACTTAGGAATACCTTTAGCAGCTTGGTTCTTATGTAGCTCATATAAGGTTATACCATCTTCATTACGGTACATCTGGGCGTATTTCTTATATGTTTTAAAAGATACTCCTAAGAACCTTGCCGCAGCTTTGTTTGACATAGTATCTCTCATAGCTCTTTCAATAGCTTGCCTTTCTATATTAAGGTCTTGCCCTCTATTAGATTTCTCTTTTTTGAAAGATTTGATTTGCATAACTATTCATTTTTGTTCAATAGATACCAAAGATCATTTGGTGTGTGTAATGGTACTACAGTCTCATCATCGTTTATTAAATCAAGTACAGATCCATCCGCAGCGTATCTGTCGTACAAGTAGAAGTTAATAAGATTGACCTGTTGTTTATTGAAAGTAAATGAAAAGAAGTCTGTAATAATATCAAAGAACAGTTGATTATATTTGGTCATATCCATTTGAAATCCTTCATCCAACCCTATTGCTCTTTCTTCTGCATTTATTATGGACTCTATTATTCTAACAAATAGAATCCTTTTGTGGTCTTCTTGTGTTTTCTTTAGCTTCCTAAATGAAGTTTCCTGTCCAATGATCTTATCTATTGCAATCTTTACATTTTGATCGTGGCTATTATCTGGGTCGAAGTCTTTTTTCATAACGTTATTTTTTCAATAATATCTCTACACTGTTTACATTTTTCGTAGTCTTCCACCTCAGTTGAAGAGTAAAACTCTATAGCTTTTTTAAGAGATGTTGCCCACTTTTCTTTTTCCAAAGTTACACAAACATCTTCATTTAATTTAAAAATGTCTGCTTGGTTTTTATTTTTACTTACACTAAAGTTTATAGCTTCTACAAGATTATCGAATATAATTTTTTGAGTCTCTGCCATATCCGATATTTCATTATAGTCTGAGAAGTTTCTCACTGTGTAGTTCAGAAAAGGCACAACTCTTTTTTTAACCGACTGCTTCTTTCCTTTCTGATTCATCTTCCTAGTTTTAAAAGATTTTGATTGCCTCCTTTATAGCTGAAAGTATTGATCCTTCTTGTAATGCTGCTGGCGGTGCATCTGGTGCAAAATCTGATATACATAATATGGTATCCATTAACTTGTCTCCTTTAGGATTAAAGTCTGCCTTAGGCGGTGCTTTGAAAGTTTTTGTAGCGTCTACTTCCCACTTTTGTATTCTATCTTGACGAAAGAATCTCCAACCTGGTAATGCTTTCTTTTGTGGATTTTTATCTGCGCTAACTGATTTGCCTGACCCTACCCAAGCTCTTACATACTTAACTCCTTTACGAGATCCGTAGCACACCGCCTGTACATCTGTACGCCATCCAGGAGCCTCTTCTTCGTCTCCCTTATAGTACATTTTAACTATTCTCTTATTAGTTATAGCATCACAGAAGTCATCTCCTTGAGACCCCAAACTTCTTTGCTTTGGGGTAGGAGGCTTAGCTCCAGGTTTTTTTGGTAATTTCTTTTCTTTCTCCTTTTCCTTAGCTGCAGTGGTAGCTGTGACAGTGCTTAGGACGTTCCAGTTGGTAATCTTTTCTTGAGTGAACTGTTTTTTAATAGGTTTTTTTCCTAAACCTTCTATCTCATATGCAATAAGAGTCTCCTTACCATCAACAGTTTCAACCTTAACAGGTTCTACTTTTTTCCAACCTTTCTTGCTATTATCGTCTCCTTGATAGTATATAGATACCTGCTTACCAGAATTAATCATTTTCTGGATAGTGGCTGCATCTATAGGTGCTTCTAGTAGTAAATTAAGTAAGTTTCTCACGCATATAAATATCTATAGCAAAGATAATCATTATACGTTATATATCAAATCTTTATAGAAATGATAATGGCAGACTCCCAATTTTTCAAAATATATATTCTTGTGGGATGGATCCCCTATCTTATTTATCTCTACCATATCGAGGAGATCTTTGAATTGATCCTTAAGTAGACAGTATTTTTTTAGATCCTTAGTAGTTCTTCCTAGATGAGTTTCACAATCAAACTTAAGATTGAATGGCACTTCCCATGGCTTTACAGACGGATTCCGTGCCTTAACTTCCTCATAAATACTAATCTTAGTATCGACATCAGTCCCGTAAAGATTATCAATATTAGTGATATCGAGAATAAAAAAAGGAGTTTGAGGAGTCCAAAAATTGCTCTCAAAATTTTCGTATATCTCATATAGTTTTTCTTTTCCTCCTGCTTTCTGTATAGATTCGTAACTAAACCCTGGAAGATAGTAAAACTCTGCCTCCTCTACTTCTAAATCTAGAAGATCTGTTGTACTAATAATATCATCCATTGCCTTCCATAAATATTTAATTTCAGGCAAATGACTTTTAATGTGCTTTAATATACTCTCTTCCAAGTCTATGGTTCCAAACATATGACCTCTATTTTTATCAGAATGCAGTATAACGCAATTAGGGGCTAATCTACGCCATGTATTATGGTATTGATTAATTTTACGTATAGGAGTATCTTCTAAGCTATTTGTGGAGATAATGACGTGTGGGAACTGTTTTATAAACTCTCCGTTATACTGTAAGAAAAAATTTAACTTATCAAAGCTATCTTCAGTAATGGTGGCTATGGTTGCGTAACAAGACTTATCAACTATGGAACGTAACTTCATTTTTAATAAATTGTGGATACTCAAGCATTAATGATCTTATAGGTTCTGGGTAGTATGCTACAGGCACTACTTTATATGATACACCCTGTCTTTTAAATATGTCCTTACCATTTTCTATAGCATCTTTAATATTCTCATCAGATGTTATATCCGGTCTATTAAATTCTGTATGTGCAAAAGATTCTATCTTTTTTTTGATTTTATCTATTCCTCCAAGATATGAAAAATGCCACCCAGCATTAGGCAATCTGGTAAAGTTATTTCTATTATCTCTAAGATACTGAGGGTTATTAGACCTAAAGTAATCGGCTAAACAAACCACTGTACCATTCCATATTCTATCAAACCCTTCCATTTGACAGTTAAAATAATAGTAATGAAACAAAAGAGATAAAGATATTGCTACGTTGTTTTTATGTAGCATATCATTTTGCAATATAGCTACCAGAGCTCCCGGATTTGGTATCTCGTCTAGGTCTCCTACAAGTACAAGATCGTCATCTCTCATGATCTCTCCTGCGTATAGAAGAGCCATCCTCTGTTCATTTTCTAATATCCAAGATCCATTTGTTGGAGTGTAGCTATTTACTGTATCAAAATTCAAACCTTCTATAGACTGTTCTATTGGAAGGTATACTATTTTATCTAGCCATTTACTATACCTATCTTTGTTTTCTTCAAAATAATAAGGCTTTAACTTACCGCTATGAGTGTAATTAGACTCACAAATGACAAACTTATCAACTACATCTGATAACAGTTTTAATCTGAATTCCAGTAGATCTAATTCATTAAAGAATGTAAAGCAATCAAAAACCATATTTTTTTTATTTAAACTTTATGTGTGTTTGTTTTTCTATAAAAGACAAAGGTACTTCATGTGACTTTGTCCCTGCTGAATTTGATTTCTTATTATAAAAATGATATGCCGTCCACTCTTTTGTCTTTACTATATAAATAACTTTCCAACAATCTGTAGGGACTGTTACTTGTCCTATTTTCTTTTTTGATCCCCAAGATCCGCACCATACTTTTACCGAGTCGTATTTTATAGAAAGATTTCTTTCTAATTCTTCTAGTTGTTTCCAATCACCTCTATTAACAGTAGGATCTTGTGGAGTCATATTAGAAAAATAAAAACATTCTATCATAGATGTAGAATCACAAGCAGCATCAGCAGCTGGAAAGTTATGACCTCTGTCATAGCCAGACCCAGCATAAGAATCTTCTAAATCTGTTTGTTTGTGTAATAGAGGGTCTGCAACAAATTTATTTGTTCTGGTATATTTGTTTTTACAATCTACAGATTCCTTTGTCAATACCCAACTTACTTCTATTGGATATTTAAGTACTGTGTCAAATACCGTTTGATACTGTTTGTGCTTTAGTGCCACCGTATGTTGTGCAGAAACATAAAAACTTACTAATAATCCTAATGTAATAAATAATAATTTTTTCATCGGTCTAATCTATAATGTGTAAATAATCCTTCCCCATGTGCAACTGTAAAGTCTTGTTCTTGCCACCAACCATCTATCTTTCCTTCTAACTCGTTACCTTCTCCAGAAAAGGGAGATATGTTTTTAGTGTAAAATTCTTTTTTATATAAACATGGATTGTTAGTTTGATTAGCATATTTTGATTTAGCATAATACAATCCTGTGTCCTTGTCCTTACTTATATATTCTGGGAAATCTACGTCTGGGTTTTCTCTCCAATGTACGCATTCAAATAAATGTTTAGGGCTATCCATTTCACGATTTGAAAATTGCAAAGTATATAAAGGATCTCCAGGAACCCTTCTACTTCTATATTTAATCACGTCTGCCTTATTTGACTCTAACATATCCATTCCTTTCTTAAGTTCCTCATATACTATAGAAAAAAAATCAGTTAATATTACCCAATCATTTTCTAGTAGTAGTATAGTATCAGTCTCTGCTGCGTGGGCTAATGTACTTAAACCTTTACCTATACCCACATTATCTGGGCTTAGTATTACGTCTGTGTTATACTTGGCAGCTATTTTATAATCTATATCTTTACCCTCTTGTGCAAAAATACAAACGTCATTTACCATATCCAGTAATCCAGATTGTTTATAACTTTCTAAAGTATTTTGTAAGGTGTTATAAGAATTCCAAGTTAGTATGCCTACTGACAGATTAAGCTTCATTTTTGTATGTATTTAAAAATTCATCTACTGATATAACTCCCATCAATGAGTTCCTATTAGACTCAAATATTGTCCAGTTAAGCTCTTCTACTGTCTTATATTTGCCTAGCTCTTGTCTACCTTTTTGTACAATCCCACATCCCCAATCATGATCTACAACTTTTATATCTAAATCACTTCTAGTTCCTTTTAGGAATGCAATAGCTTTCCATACATCTCCAGTCCACTCTCTGTGATTATCTTCTCTAACTTGCTGATACTCGGCTTCTGGTAAACAATCATGTACTACAATTGTGCCGCCTTCAGATAAATGATTTAAAGAATTTTCTATATCTATTAACACTTGATCACTTTGATGTAGTCCATCTATAAAGACTATGTCAAACAAAACATCTTTATCTATAGATTTAAAATAAGCATCTGAAGTTCCTATAAAGTCGCACTTGCTTTTGGGAGCTGGATCAACTGCTACTTTATACTCTGCTTTTATTTTATCACAATTAGAATAATACTCTTGAACTCCTATCTCTAGATATCTACTGTATTTATTTTGATCTACTAAGTAATTAATTATGTCCCACCTCATTATAACTTGTATTTAAAAATTCATCTACGGTGATTAAATTTAAAAGTCTTTGTTTGTTATCAAAGAAATAATTCCACGAAGATAGTGCTTTTTTATAATCTTCTATATTATTTTGTGAGTCTCCTTTGTAATCCTTAAATATAACTCCACATCCACAGTCTGTATCTACTGTGAAAAAACTGTGTAAGTTCTTAGACCTAAACCTTAGTACTGATTTATAAACATCCCCATGCCATATACCACTTACCCTAGGAATAAGTGTGTAAACTTCTTGTTCAGGATTGCAATCGTGCATTACTATAACCCCTCCATCTTTAAGATATTTTAAAGCGTTCTCTATGTCCACATCTACCTGATAAGAATGATGTAACCCGTCTATGAATATAATATCATATACTTTATTAGATTCTTTAATACTATCAAAGAAAGCGTCTGATGTCATTACATGAGTGACTTCGGTAGCTACGTGACCTTCAGATCCAGGATCTACCCCAGTCTTATTGTCTGCTACTATCTCTCTCATACATTGTCCGGTATAAACTCCTATCTCTAAATAATCTTTATACCCTCTTTCTTTTATAAATCTGTTTATAATATCGTACCTTTGCATATTATTTACTTTTAATTATTATAAGTCTATCACCTCCTACGGTCTCTTCTCTATGATCGAGTAGTATGTCGTAATCAAATTGTGTTATAAATTTTAAACACTCTTCATGCATTCCTAAATAATGAGTGAGTATAAAGGCATACTCTATTTTTTTATTTTTTAAAGATTCTGTAGCCCCTTCTAGCATTGTAAACTCAGCACCGTCTATATCAGAGTGTAGTACGTCTAGTTTTTCTATTTTGTAATCTTCTATTAATTTATCTACGGATGTTTCTTTTTTTTCAAAGTCGTAACTATGTGCTATCCATCTTTTTCCTATGCACTTATTTATGAAAATACCATCATAGTTATTTATACTAAAATGATGTTTACCTCTTGCCATATATTCATCTGTAGGTTCTATCATTAAATTAAGAGTGTCTTGTCCTTTTAGAATGGCTTTAAATAACATAGAATAGTAAGCTTGATTGCTTCCCAATTCTATCATAGTATAAAGATTTTTATTTTTATTTTTTAAATCTAAAATACATTTTTCAAAAGCTTCTATCAATATTATTTCACTTTCATCGTAGAAGTTTTCTGGTATAACGGCTCCAAATTGGTTCACAAACATCTTAAACCCATACTTTTCTGTTATATTCATACTTTATATTTTGAATTGTACACTTCTATATCATTATTTTTTATCTCTTCAAATACGGAATTATTAGAAGTCATACTCATTTTTGTTTTTATTGGACACATTAGCACGCAATTTTGTCTACCTGCTATTCTATTCTGGTGGTATATGTAATCATCTCCGCACCATATTTTCATGTCTTCGGGTATTTGCGAGTAGTGATTTTTATAAATAACCATAAAAACACCAAATCCCCACGTTCTTTCTGGCATACCTACAATATGGAACTCTGTTGCCAAAAATCTTTCCGGTTTATCTAATCCCATAATTGATCCATGTGACGCCCCTATTACGCCTAAATTTTCAATAGCTACCTTAGATAGCCCAGAAAATAACCCCTCTGCAATAATAATATCATCATTAAGGATGCCCAGATAAGATTCTTTAGCAACAGACACTCCTAAATTCCAAGAAGGATTTACGTATAAATTTTTATTTTTTGAATGTATTTGAAGTTTTCCGTTAACATTTATTTTAGTAACGTTATTATGCTCTTCTGTATTATTTATTAGTATTACTTCAGATACAGCAGGATCTTCATACAAATTAGCCAAAAGTTCATTTGTAATGTCCGGACATTTGAACATTGTAGGTATTATAATAGAAAATTTTCTAGACATTATCAATACTCTTTAAACTTTTTTATAATAGTATTTACTCTTTCTACTTGTGTGTGATCTTTGATAACTTTATTGTAACCATTCAAAGCAATTCTTTCTCTTTCTGATTTTGCTTCTTCGCTAAGGTAGTAGTTTATTTTGGAAATACAATCTCCTAAACTATCGTAATAAATTATATCTTCATTTTCTATAAACAATTCATCTATATTACTTTGAATAGGAAGCCTATCTGTTATAATTAACTTTCCACAAGCCATTCCTTCAAACAATCTTCTAGTTATCTCTCTCCATCTACTCTGTTGAAATACTATAACTCCACTGTTAAGAAAGTCACCGTATTCCATACCAGATAGCCCATTCCTATTTATAAACTTATCAGGCATTATCTGACTTAAGTAGTCCATAAGATTAGATCCTCCAGGCCCTCTAGTTGATCTTACCTTTGGCAACTCATCAAAAGGAGTAAACCCTGAATATGGTTTATGTATATTGCTATCTGCAAAGTGAGTCCACCACTCTGCGTTTATATATCTTTTTTTATACTCTAAATAAGAATCATATGCCGGGGTTAATACGAGATTAAACTTGGAGGCCTTGCTAGAGTTTCTTTCAAAGTTTTGTGGATCGTCTCCAGACTCCATTACCCAAAAAGCTCCTGGTATATTTTTCATATCTAACAAAGGAGAATCAAATCTACCCCAGTCCATATACATTACAATATCAGGATTAAATTCTTTTGACTTACTATCATCTATAAGCTTTTGTATATTTGTATCTACATAATTATCGTAGATATCAAACAAAGAATATATTCTAGTTTCCCATCCCCTTGATTCAAACTCTTTGACTACACTTAATGGTGTATTCCAAACGTCTGTGGATCGATGTGCGAATATAAAAGCTATCTTAAAATTACTCATATATTAAACCTTTAAAATTTTCCATTACTATCTCTGGTCTAAATTTATCTACTAAAGATTTAACATTGTATTCTTTCTTTTCAAAAGAAGTCAACATAGCATACAACTCATTACCGTTGCTATAATAAAAGCCTTTATCCCCTAATACATGAATATGATTCCTATCCCTACATTGAATATTAGTTAGCACAGGTTTATTCTGATGCAGGAACTCTGCTATAGATAAACCAAAAGACTCTCCTTCATTTCTACCGTGGATCATAGCATCACAAGTATTAATAAATGCTGTTTTAGTAGCAATATCTGTATTAGCTTCAGAATACATTACATTAGGGTGTTGGAAGTTCAGTTGTTTAGTATTCATGAATAAGAACTTTATTCCCTTATCAGCAGCAGCTTTTATAGCGTCTCCTAAATAAGGTACATCAAATTGATCAAACCCACCATACCTTCCAAATACTATGTCATTGTTAGAAGCTCGAATAAACTCCCTAAAGTCCGCTGCTATATCTGGAAGAGATACTATATGAGGAAGATGATCTACATTATGTATTTTACCTAACCACTCACTAACTGCTACATAAACTTCCCCATGTTTATCTGATGCATTAAATACTGCATGTACTATGTTTCTTACTCCTGGAATTAAAAGGCCATCATTAAACCCAGCTTTTATAAAATAGGCTGCTTCTATAGGTAAAGAGTATAGTTCCTCAAAAGAATTATATAGTATAATCCTATCTCCAAATCTAGTCTTAAACTTTCCTAAAGCGGTCATGTCTGAATTAGCAGGAGCTGCTACATAAGATACGTTTCCTAAAATAGTTTCATTATAGTGAGCATAGTCATATAGAGCCACTTCAGTCCCTCTTACTCCTAACTGATTGGAGTGAAATAGTATGTTCATTATAATGTATTGTAGAAGTTGTTTTGGGCCTCTTGCCTTTTAATATCTTTGATATGTAATAAGCAATAGTCTTCTGTTTCAAAAGGTAAAATAGCATGTGTGCTATGCCCTATTAACCTTTCATGTACTTTATTCTCCCATAGTATATTAGGATTATTTACAACAATCCTAGTCTGTGGATCTGGATAATTTATATACCCTTTGTCATTAACCTGCCACCCCCACTTATTAATATGCTCTTGAGTCAGTCCAGGTACAACATTGATTCTTGGCACTAAAAACATCTCTACTGATGAATTATTAAGCAGTATTTCTTTAATTGTCAGCAAAAGATTCTCATGTACATTTTCATCTGCGTCTATAAAAAAGATGTAGTCTTTTGTACATTTTGATTTAGCAAAGTTTTTGTGTGCAGCAAAATCATTATTCAAAGAATTAAAGTATAGGTTAACTCTATCTCTATACTCGTTCAATACGTTTACTGTAGACTCTTCCGTGGAAAAATCATCTACTACTACTATTTCATCTTCTGGTTGAAGATGCTTCAACAATCTATCTAGAAGGGGTTTTATATAAGCTGCTCCTTCGTCATGAGTTGTTATACAATATGATATAGGTACCATAACATTTAAATTAGTCCTGCGGCTTCTAAAGCCCTTGAAAAATATTCTTGATCGAAATGAAGGACATGCTTCATATCTGTTTTATATTGGTGGTAAGTGCCGTCCGTCTTCTTAAATCTCTCTTTTTCTTCCTCAGCTACTGGTATGTGTGGAGCAAACGCCCACTTCCAATTATCTTTAGAAGTACCATCAGCAAATACAATACCTACTCCATCTTTAGTGATAGTTGTTGGGTACCATACGAAACCATCTTTGTCTATGTATTTTATATCTCTAAATAAATTAGGTATCATAGATTCGTAAGACATTACAGCCTCTGTGTTTTCTAAGAGGAGTGTGTTTGTAGTGAATCCACATTGCAAACAGTCCCAGCTAATAGTACCGTCTATATGTCTTTCGTAACAAAGAGGACTTCCACATTTTCTGCAGGTTGTTAATTGATCTTGCATATTAATCTAATAATTGTTTTTTTGTTTCTTCTGGAGTTGTTTTATCCAGTGTGCTATTTGTATAGTATCCAAATCCTTTAGGATTACGATATAGTTGTGGATCAAAAGGATACTGAGATTGAGGAGAAGGCTCAGGGTTCTCAGGTTCAAAATCATCTATTTCCCAAACTAATCCATTATCTTCTTCATGGTCTTCTACTTCGTTCAGCACTTCTTTTAATCTATCCCACTGTTTAGGAGTTGGATGAAATTCTGGACAGGCTTCTGTAAAACCCTTTAGCCAACTTATAAAACTTTTGCTATCCATGCTATTTTTGTTTTTTATTTTTTTGAGCTAATCTTCTTGCCTCTGTTCACGGCTTTCCTTTCTTGCTATCACTTATTTTTTGTTTAACCTCTTCCGATTGAGGTATGCCTTTATTAGGCGGAATTCTTTACTTGTCATATTACAAAGTTTTAAGCTTTGGCAAATTTATCATTTGAGGTACACTCAACTTAGGAACATTCTTTTCTAGTATTTCAGATAACCTCTCTACCATTTTATCATAACTAAATTGAGTCCTTGATTGATGTCCTTGTCTCTTTGCATTGTCTACGTACTTGTTATAGTTTTCATACACAGCTTTTAAACTATCTTCAACTGACTTAGGATCTGCTTTAAACCAACTTGATTCTTTTATCAAGAACTGATTAGCGGCTGATGGGTGCAGCTGTTCTACTTTTCCTTGTACAAAGATATTAAACTCTTCGTTTAAAAAATCAATATGTCCACTGAAAGGAGATGTTATAACAGGTTTGCTAGAAGCTGCGGAGAACTCTAAGTAGGGTCTTCCAAACCCTTCATTACCTACCAAAGCAAAGGCTTTTACTTTTTCATGGTTGTAAAGGTTGTTCATCTCTTCCTCAGTTAATTCACCGTATAAAAGATAAATGTTTGGCATATCTCCTCCAACAGTTTTTCTAATAGCATCTATATTATCTAAAATCTTTTCTTCTTCTATAATACTAAAACCTGCTAAACTTGTTTTAAGTATAAGAGCAGGACGTTTCTTTTTATCTTTAAATGCAGTGAGGAACGCTTTGATTAAAGTTGTTAATTGTTTTCTATCTTCCCCGATCTCACCAGTTAACCAATGTCCTACAGATAAAAAACAAAACTCTTCTTTTATTTCGGATAAATCAAAATTAGACTTTTCTAATCTTTTATACTTGTTTGTATCAACGCCTTCAAACAAAACTTCAATAGGTTTACTCAACCTTACAGTACCTTGCTTTTGGTTTGTATTCTGATCTATCCTATCAAAGCTAGTCTTCTCTGCTACATCTTTTACAAAGTTAGAAGACACTATATTAAAATTCATTCTATTCAAACCTTCCAATAGTTCAGCTGGGAGTATTGTAGTTTCTACTAAAGCGGATACTCCTATGCTAACCTTTCCTACAGGCTCAAATTCATTAGCTACTGTTATTTGAAACCAAATATCAGGTTGACTTTGCATCTGAGGTATAACTCTATTAATGAGGTCTAACTCTTCCGGTATATCACTACTTAAAGCTCCATATGGACACTCTCCCCATCTTTGAGATAGTATTTTAATATCCCACTCTTCACCTTTAGCTTTTATCAAAGCTTTTACAAAATCACGACTACGGGATCCATAACCTGATATAATATCTATTGGACAAGAAACAACGCAAGTAAGTTTATTCATAACAATTGATTACAAAGATATATAATGTTTAATAGTTTTCAATGGTCTTTCTTCTATTTTTTTAATGTGAAACCTTTCTCTAGGCTTCCAATTATCCAGAGTGTGATTTATAGCTGCAATAAAATTTTCTGACATAGCTCTTGCACTCATCATAGATTCTGAAGAGGTTACCCAATTTCTAGCTGCTAATCCTTTTCTATCTCTTTCCTCTACACCCATATTGTACAGATCCATTATAGCTTTAGATGCATCTCTAAAATCTACTCTATCATCTGAGATGTATGGAGTGGGTGGTGATCCTTGTATGCTAATTCCACAGGGGAATACTGGAATAGCCCACTCTCCACATTTTTTATATTTTCCCAAATGATTAGTGCAGAACGACTCATCAAACTCAATCCAGTTACCATTTTCATCCTCAAATCTCATTTGATCTTGCATACCACCAGTTACATTTGCAATAATCATTTTACCGCACATCATAGACTCCGTAAGAGATAATCCCCATCCCTCATTAGAAGATAGAAGTATAGTAGCATCAGAAGAATTGTACAACAAATTCATATACTCAATTCCTTCCCCAGGATTTGAAAATATTATTTGATCTTTTTTATCTCCCATAAATAAATCAATTACTGCTGGTAGATCTGTGCCGTTATCATCTACTCTGTGAGTATGTAATACTAAACAACACTTATCCGCTTTTTCTGAAGGTAATTGTTCTAAGAAGTGTCTAAACGCTAGTATAGTATCTGGTATAGACTTTCTTCTAATGTTTCTGCTATTGAATAAAACTACAAAATCAAAATCCTTATCTTTAAGAAGATTGTTTTTAAATGCTTGTAGTTTTGGATACAGATCATGTCCTTTTCTTATTGGGTAGAAGTTGTTTTCGTTAATACCGTGTGGAAAATATTTAATAGTCTTATCCTTAGCATACTCTCCCAATACTACCTCATTTAATATCTTTGTTTGTTTAGATATTGACAGTAGAGTGTCACAAGATCTGTAGTAGTTTTTATTATACAGAGGAGCTGGTTCACAATCCCAAATGTTTATATATACCATAGGAATGGTCTTTCTGATCTCTTGTTCTAATCTAAACAACCATTCATAGTACCTAGGATCCGTAATGAACACTAACAAGTCAGGCTTTTCTATATTAATTAATTGCCTTATTAAATCTTGAGTTCCATATCCATTAGTAGGGTATAGTATAACAGAAGCATCTGGTATGCCTGCTATATCACTTGTAGACTGTGATAGATCCATTCTTTTGTTTTTATCCGGATGATCTATGGCACCACCTATACAAGCGTAGTTAAATGCATGAGATGTTCCTAACACCAATTCTCTAGATATGGTTGCAATCCCTGAGAAAAACCTAATATCATCCCCTATGAATAGGATTTTTTTCCTGTCTTCTTTTTTAATGTAACCTGCTTTCATTCTTTATTTTTATTTTATACTACCGAAACTTTTGTTTTATCTCCGTTGCAATCTACTAATGTTTTTACTTTTCCTTCTTCATCTATACCAAGAACAAAATCCTCAGAAGCCAAAAAGCATTTACCGTCTTCTACTGTACCTTTATGCTTTTCTATCATATCTAACATAGTTTTATTTATGTTAAATTTAATTTTTTCTTTTTTAAAGTCATCGCTTATGTTAACAGATACTATCTTTTGGCAACGTTCAGATAAAGGTGCATCTGTCAATATAATACAATTTGTTCCTTTGTAAATGTACTTTTTTCTTAATATCCAAAATGCAAATTTTTCTATTATTTTTTTCATATTGAGTAATTTATAAACTTCCACTAGTTGCTAAATTGTTATAAGTCAACATTTTAACTTGAAATTCGGGATCAGTTAAGTACAAATGAATGGTCCTGTTTACAAATTTCTGTAGAGATAAGCCTGTCCTTGCACTTTCTATCTTGAAATTTTCAGATAGATCTTTGTGTATTTTAACACTTGTTAATTTTAATTTATCTTTCATAATATAGTTATATATAATAAATATATAAAAATTACATTAAAATTAAAATTATCTTATATTTTTTTTATCACAAAGATCCGGCCTGTCTTTAAATGGGCAGAATCTACAGTTATTTCCAGAAAATAATTTAGTATGCGCTTTATCTTTTGCAGTCCCGTCTTCATTAAAACACTCATTTATAAAGTTTATAAGACGCTGACCAGCTTGATGTACCTTAGATTTTCCATTAGCTGGTTCGTGTACCTGCACTCTTGATTGTGGAAAGTCTGCATTTTCATACAGCTTTCTTTTAAGTATTCTAAATCTAGGAACTATCTTAGCTTCTTCTACTCCAAACTGCTTTGCAAAATACTTCTTGTATAAAAGAATTTGAGCTTGTTTAGTCTCATCTTTCTTTTCATAATCCTTCCAGCCTTTAGTAGATGTTTTAAAATCTTCAATGTATATAGTACCATCAGTCTTATCTCTAAGAACTAAATCTATATAGCCGTGAAATAAAAAATTATCAGCTACATCTCTGATCTCTGTAAGGATGGGTATTTCCATGCCCAACATCTCCATATCTCTAGTTGAGAAGTATGCTACTCTCTTCTTTCTGAAATAATTCAATATCTCTACTCCATCCTGGTAAAACTCTGCCATCTCTTGTTTTGTAGAGAAGTGAGCTCCACCATTGTTAGTAACTTCTTTGATGTACTCTTCTTTGAATACCTTCTCAAAGTGTTCTATCATATCAAAAGCATCGGATGCTTTAACAGACTCATTAAATAATATAGCCAAATACTTTTGTATTGCTTCATGTATAGCGGTTCCAAAAACAGTATTAATACTTGCTGTAAACAAGTAATGCCCCTTGGCGTAGGTAAGATACCAACGATGGGGACATGACTCATAAACAGAGTATTGAGAGAAGGATATTTGTTTTTGTCCTTCTCTCTTCTCTGTTCTAATCTTAGGAGCTATACTTTCTGATAAAGCTATTGCTTCTTTCATTCTATTTTTTTTATCAAATCTTCTAGCTCTTCTGCTGTTTTTTCAATCTCTCTAATCAAGTAATCAAACTGTGATTGTACTTCTTCAGACATTAAATCTTCTTTACTAGATAAAGCTTCTATTTGAATATTGTAATCGTCTAATTTCTTATTACAGTTTTCTATGCCTTCATTGATTTCATCAAGGGTCATAACATTTATTTTTTAATAGATACGATCAACTCCTTTATCAGTCTCTTGTTCCTCTTCCATACCTATAGGAGAGAACTCTTTATTTACATGTTGACATTTAACACAGTAAAATGTTGGTACTGGTATCACTTGATCTTTATCGCTACTAGCGGCTACAAGAAATTTAGAAACCTTACGAAGGTACAAACCTTCAGTAAATACATTATTGCCACATTTTTCACAAACTACTCCTGTAGTTTGATCAAACCTTACATTTGCTAACGGATTTTGTTGTTGCATATTAATTTTTTTATTACATGAATTGACTATAATCTATATCTTCTTTCTTATCATCTCCAGTAAAGTATACTACTGACTCTGTAGTTAGAATAGTACCGGCTACGCTAGCAGCATTCTCAATAGCTGTTCTAGTTACTTTGGTTGGATCTAGAATACCTGCTTGTAGAAAATCTTGGATCTCTCCCGTCTTAGCATTATATCCGTACCAATCTGAGTTATCTTCATCTTGAGAATAGCTCTTAACACTGCTTAAAATCTCATAAGCATTCTCAATACCAGCGTTGGTAAGAATAGTTTTAAACGGTGCGTATAAAGCTTTAGTGACAATTCGTACACCAAGCTCTTGATCATCGTTGTCACAATCCAATACAGCCTCTTTAAGCAACTCTATACAGTTAATCAAAGCCATACCACCACCAGGAACAATACCTTGATCTAAGGCAGCTTTAGTAGCGTGTAGTGCGTCATCTACACGATCCTTCTTTTCTTTCATTTCAATCTCACTCATACCACCAACATTGATAATAGCAACACCGCCAGTAAGCTTTGATAATCTTTCTTGAAGCTTTTCAACTTCAAAGTTAGACTTGGCTATATCAATCTGAGTTTTAATATCGTTCAGTCTTTGCTCAATTCCTTCTACTGATCCTTTACCATCAATGATAGTAGTATCTTTAGATGATACATTCACCATTCGAGCCTTACCAAACAATGGCTTAAACTCATCAGGCTTCATCTTATCAATCTTATTACCCTTGGTAGGAGATACAACAGTACCGCCAGTAAGGATTGCAATGTCTTCTAGAATTGCTGTTCTACGATCACCAAAGTCAGGAGCCTTTACAGCACATACTTTGATTGTAGCATTTGCTTTATTTACTACTAAGATAGCCAAAGCCTCGTGTTCAATGTCTTCAGCAATGATAAGCAAAGGAAGACTTTCAGCATGAGCTGCTTGAAGAAGAGGGAGCACTTGTGCAGTACTTGTAAGTCTACCATCATACAAGAAAATTAATGGTTTATCAAACACAGCTTGCATTGTTGAATTGTCTGTAACAAAGTATGGAGATTTAAATCCTCTATCAAACATCATACCTTCTACAACTTCCAAAGAAGTCTCACCAGACTTTGATTCTTCAATAGCCACTACACCATCAGTACCTACTTTATCCAAAGCAGTGGCGATTAATGTTCCAATCTCAGTATCATTATTGGCTGAAATTGTAGCTACTTGTTTGATCTGATCTTCTGAGGATATATCTTTAGATATTCCTTTTAGCGCAGTTACTACAACTGATACTGCTTTATCAATACCTTTCTTAACTTCTACTGCATTTGATCCTTGCGTGATAGCTTTAATACCTTCATTAACCATTACAGATGCCAAAAGTGTTGATGTAGTTGTACCATCACCAGCTTTATCTGCTGAACGAACTGATACGCTTTTAATCATTTGTGCTCCGATATCTTCAATAGGATCTTCAAGTTTAGTAAAAGATTGTGCTACAGTAACACCATCCTTAGTAATCTTAATAGCACCATCAGAACCTCTAATGATCACATTCCTACCTGCTGGACCTAGTGTTGATGAAACACTGGCATTAATCTTGTTTACTCCGTCTAAGAGTCTTTTTTTAAGATCTGTTCCAAATTCTGTCTTTATCATTTTGTTTTTGTTTGTATGTTACATAATATACCATCTTCACTTATAAACTGTAAAACGGTACCGCATTCCTTATTTAATATAAATCTTCTAAATCCTTTTGTATTATTATTTTTAATATAAAACTTCTTCCTACCATTTGGGAAAGTACACTTGTAATCTCCTTCGGGATGTAATCTATCCGCATCGGCATAAAAAGAATTATCTTTTTTAACCCATACAAATTCTGTTATAGAATATGTTATATCCATTAATCTTTAATAATTGAAAGGATTTCTACTTCACGGCATACGTAGTACTCGTCCCTGTCTACTAAGATCTGTGTTACTACTGCTTTTGGGACAACTACTGTGTCTCCCACTTCTACATGCATAGGAAAGTACTTACCATTTTGCGTATCATACATGCCAGGACCTGCGCTTACTACTTCAAAGTAGTTAGATTTTTCAGCCCCCATATCCGGCACAATAATGCCACCTACCATTTTGTCTTCTGTGTCAATCTTTTTAAGAATGACTTTGTCGTGTAATGCAACTAATGTACTCATTTTTTTTTATTTTATTTAGTGTCCGTCTCTCAAATTGTGTGCCAAAGATGGTGGTGCTACTAGATCAAGAGACAATCTTGTAGTATTCTCCATCCTATCTTTAACAATAGCTGCTGCTTCCTCTGACCTTTCCTCCTCTACTTCCATAACCAATTGGTCATGAATTTGAGCTACTACTTGTCCTTTTATACCAGCTTTTTTAAATTCTCTGTTTATGGATATAGCAGCCCTGTTTACAATAGATGCAGCTAGTCCCTGTATCTGTACGTTAAGTGAATTGTTAAGTCCATTCTTATAATCTTTAGACATATTGGATACTAACTCTTTTCCAAGCTGATCTTCCAATTTATTTTGAAAATCCCATTGTAATAAAGAATCTCCAAACTTTTTGTAAAGATATGAAACTTTTGGTAAATGGCGAATTCTCCCTACCTGTGTTTTTATATATCCATGCTCTTTTACAAAAGCTTTAGAATCTTCCATCCATTTTTTTAAATTAGGAAACCCATTAAGATATCCATCAATAAGCTTTTGAGCTTCTTTAGTTGATACATCTATATTCTTACCTAATGCATATGAGCCCATTCCGTAAGGAATTCCAAGAGAGTAAGCCTTAGCTTTCTGTCTTATGTTATTAGCCATCTTTTTTAAATAGTTAGGGGCTTTCTTGTCAGGAGAGTACTGATCCAGTTTCTCTGTTTTTATAGCGATTGTAGAATAAAAATCCCATCCATTTCTAAAGATGTCTTTTAATCCTTCATCATCAGCCACGTGAGAGAATACTTTTGGTTCCAAGCTTTCATAATCGCAATCTATAAACACTGTTCCCGGTTTGCAAACAAAGAACGCACGAATCATATTATTATATTTCAATACTATAGGATCCTCTTCTCCTTCTTCTTTAGGTCTGGGAAGTTGTTGTGCATCTGATCCGTACCTTCCTGATACTGTTGCGTGTTGTTTGTAGTAGAAATAATACATGCCGTCTTCCTGTTTATCCAGGAACCTATCCATGTAAGTAGACTTTATCTTTAGCAATTTATTATAAATGCGAAGATTCTTAGCCCACTCATGTTTTTCCGCAATAGACTGAATGAAGTCATCATCAAACTTATCTTTTCCTTTATCTGTAGCAGATATAGGTTCCATTCCCAAAGCTGTAAAAGCAATACTGCCTAAGTGATCTTTAGACTGTATATTAAAAAAATCTCCATCCTGGCTTTCTTTCCATAGCTTCATGCTAACTTTAACAGCTAGATCAGCATCAAGAACATCCATGTTGCCAGTTGTTAAAAATTCTTTAATAGAACCTTCTTGTAAAGTCTTAAGAGTTGCAGCATTCATTGTATACTTACCAGTCTTTTCAGACTTTGGTAAAGTATATCCTGATTCAGTTATTAGTTGCTGTGCGTAGCTACCTTTATGTGTAGGAGGAAACTTTTCTAAAGCTTTATCAATTACCCACTCTTTTACTCTAGGATCTTTAAGTAGAGTTTTAATAACAAGGCTTTTATATTCTTCTAAGTCTTTTATAATTTCTTCTCTAGACTGTACTATAAGATCCATATCAAGCATCATACCGTTACTTTCCATTGGAATAGTAACTTCTTTATACAAAGGCATTACTTCATCTTCAAAAAAGAATTTCTCTAAATTTTCTGATTTTAGTTTCTCTATATAGTAGTTATATACTCTGAGTGTAAGGTCTGTGTCTGCGCAAGCGTACTTGGACAGTATAGGCAGGTCTGCCTTCCAGATCTCATAGTTTTCTTTAGTGGTAGTGCCTCCATTGGATTTTATAGACTCTTTAAGCTCTACTTGTTCTTCGTTGGCCTCTTTCTCCATGTCTAACCCAATATGTTCTTGTATAGCCTTAGCAATGTCTTTAAGACCAAAAGAACTGCCAAATCCATCTCCTGCACCTTCTTCTGCTACTGTATGGACTAGTAACATTGTATCTGCATATATAGAAGGAACAATATCTATACCATAAAACTCCTTTACAAACCTAGAATCAAAAGAAAGATTGTGCCCTATCAATTTCTTACTGCATAAAATAGTAAGCACTTTTTTAGCTAACTCATGACAACTCTCTCCGTATATAGCATCATCCTTTAATTCGCCATCTTTGAATACCATTGTTGGCATATAGTATCCTACTCCTACTTCTCCTGATACTGACAATCCTATTATCTTTCCTTTTCTTGGATTTAAACTTGTAGTCTCTGTATCAAAAGCTATTATATCAAATGCTTTGATATGTTTAACCATATCTCTTAGTGTCTGCGGTGTGTCTACCGTGACATACTTCTTTTCATTCATAACCTTTATTTTATTTTATTTTCCTGTACTGCCAAAACCACCGGATCCTCTATCTGTATCTGTCAATTCTTCTGATTCAACAAAAGTTACCACTGGATATGGCAGTATCATTATCTGTGCTACTCTATCTCCGACTTCATAGTTAGTTAAGTTCATACCAAACTTTTTATTGAACACCGCCATAATCTCTCCTCTGTACCCACTATCAATAACTCCAACTGCATTGCTCAATGATAATCCTGCTTTAAAGATGGAAGATCTTGGGAATATCAATCCTACAAATCCATAAGGGATTTCAATTGCAAGACCTGTGTAATACTTTACTTGAGTAGGAGATAGATCTTCTTTTCTTACAGCTACCAGATCCATTCCAGCATCTCCATCTTTTGCATAGGAAGGAATTACAGCTTCTGGATGTAATTTTTTTATTTTTACTAGCATAACCTTTTTATTTTTTATCTTTATTTGTATCAGCTATAAGCTTTTCTAACTCATCTGTTTTTTCTTTTAGCATTTCTAAAACAGCATTATGAATAATTGCATTTTTTAAAAACTCTGTGTTTATTTGTTTCTGTTTTTCATATACAAAAAAAAGAAAACCCATTCCGAGAAGATTTAAAACAAGAAAGACAATGTATATAGTCATAACATTAATTTTAACAAATATAGATATTATTCTTGTTGTATCAAATTTTTATTTCCTTTTGTCCATTTTGGATCATAACAGCATTCTTTACAACCGTTACCACAGCATACTCCTCTTTGGGAAAGATAGAGAGCAGTGAGTACGATGTACCCAGTCTGCTCATCTATATAATAATCAATCCCTTTTTGTAATTTACTGTTCGACACTTTGAAAATGCATTATTTAAAAAATTTACTGTTCTACGCTACAGTTGGCACCACTGCAAGCTGCGATCGCCCCAAAGTTTACAGTATCATCTTCTTCTACAATACTAGTCAAGTCCATAGAAGTAAGACGGCTTACTCTTTCTTCATACTCCTCTTTAGTAATATCTTCAAAAGGAGCCTGTTGATAAGTACCTCCCCAATAAGGTAGTACTGACAAACCGTTATAATGTTCCCTGTTTTTCCACATCCATTCTCCTACTGGCAGCCATTCATCTTCTTTAAGAGATACGGTAGCTGATACGTTGTGAGTATTATATCCATTCCTATGGCCACTCTTAATCCAATTAACTGAGAAGTGCTTTACTCTTTCCAACAACTCTATTGGAGTTTCACTTCTCATTATTGATCCTTCTGGTGCTTTGATAGGGATTCTTGCACACAATGTATCATGAGATCTCAACACATCGTCTTCACACATCTCAGGATGGTTTGCAATAAGATACTTAGCAATATCTTCACTCTTATTAAATCTTACTGTTCTGAGATAATAGTCATTATGCCATGCATGTATTCCAGAAGCAGTACCCAATACACAAGATGTTGTTCCTGATGGCTTTATGCAAGTTACACGAGCCGCTCTGTTAATACCTATAAGATCTGCGTACTCTGCATTTACTTCTTTTGCAATCTCAGCAGCTTTTTCAAGATCGTATTTAAGGATCTCACCACTTCCTATACCTGTCATGCCTATTCCAAGCAATGCATCTTTTTCAGTAGTTTTCTGCCATATAGGACGGAGGTAGTGGAAATCAGTGAATGACGCTTGTAGAGTTCCAAAGAACGCAGCTACACGCACTCTATCAAATAGATCCTGTTCATCTTTGATATCAGATACATTAACCTCACACAGGTTACAGAATTGATATGGACGCAAAGCTATTTCGCAGCATGGGTTAGTTCCCCACTCAGCATTCTTTGTCCAATAGAATCCTGGCTCTCCAGAATTACTCAACTCTATCTTCTTCCACAAAGCTTTAAACTGTTCTTCTGTAATCTGACCTCTTTCCAATACTGCAGAGTTATTTGACCTTCCTCTTTGTTCATTCAGCTCCCACCAATTACCGTATTTACAAGTAAGCATTTCTTCATCATCGTGGCTAAACAATGCAATCATAGCAGCCCTTCTAATGCCTCCTGATAATACACTATTAGCAATATGGCACATGATATCGTGTACTTCTAAGGTAGTCAGCTTCTCACCGTTTTGTTTACGATCTAAGATAGCTTCTATATGCGTAAGACAGATCTTAAGAGGTTCTGGTCCAGGTGCTTTACCGCCTGCAGTAATAAGCCTAGCTCCTTTAGGACGTACATCTCTGTAGTCAAATGTGGGTTTAGCTCCTTTACCAAAATAGGATTTCATCAATACTTTTACAGCATCAGCCCATCCAATAATACTATCCTGTACTAAATATCTTTTTTGTTTTACTGGCTTTATAATTTCTGGTAGCTTTTCTACGTGTTGAAACTGTACGGAATATCCTACTCCGGTACCTCCAAGCAATAGAAACATAGATTCTGAAAAACAATGCACGCTATCCATTGGAAGGTAGCAGCAGTTGTATATACGTGCGTTGTTTACTTCAGCTGCTGTTCCTGAAAACTGTAAGGCTCTCATTGATGGGAGTACTTTTTTATCCACTATATAACTAGCGTTCCCCATTATTTCTTTCTTTAAAGTTGGGAACTTTTGCATTAACATAACCTCATATCTAGTTACTATTTCTTCCCATGTTTCTCTTCTTTTTACTTCAGGGATGTACTTGGCGTACTTTGAAAAAATAGTAATTTGACTTAGTATCTCCGATCCTAATTCCATGTTTTTTGTTTTAAATTTTTGTAAAGGTAAAAATAAATACCCACTGAAAATGGAAAAAAAGTTGACTTGCTCAGCTTTTTTTTTGCCACTTTTTTGATGCTTATGAGATTATGCTTTAAGGAACTTTTTCTTTAGCAAAGACATATCATCTGAACTAAAGTCTCCTTTGGACCCAACGTCCTCACCATCAGACTCTTCCTCATAAAGATCTTCTGATATATCAATAAACCCTTTGTTCAAGTCTATTTTGGCGGCATAAGTTTGTCCATCTGGACCTAGTCTGGATTTCATGATGTGGAACCTTCCAGTGCCATTTATTTTATCTTTTCTACGCCTAGACAATGATACGCTTAGATCGGCAATCATCATCTTTTGGAAACTTCCGGCTACTTTATCTCCTTCAATGATCTCATCCTTGGCTCCCATACGATTAATCTGAGAGGGGCATACAAATGGGATCTTAAGATCTTTAGCCATTCCTTTTAGATCAGTGTAGATGTCATCTAGTTCTTCTTTGCTTTCTTTCCTCGATTTACGAGGCTTTAAAAGATCTGGGTAGTCTATTATAATCAAATCAGGGATGAAGTCATTATTGGCTTCTAATTGCTTTATATGGGATTCTATAGTGCTTAGGGAGGCCCTGCCAGGTGAATATTCCTTAATCACAATCTTTCCCTTAAGGTTTTTAACGGCAGTTTCTACTTCTTTACGGTGAAACTTTAGCATCTTAACTTCTACTCCAGTAAGAATAGAGTCAATTTTTTTGCCTACATATCTTTCATCCAGCTCTAATGTGTAGTACACTACGTTGTATCCCATCTTAAGACAGTGAGATGCAATATTACAAACCACAGTAGATTTACCAATACCAGGAGGTGCAAACAGAAGCATTAGATTACTTCCACCTATTCCTCCATCTGTAATATCGTTAAATACTTTCCATGGGAATGGGATCTTCCTATCTTCTTCTTCTCTAAATCTGGACTCGATATCCTTATCGTACTCGTGTCCTATTTCTTTTGTAGCACCTGCTCTCAGTGCTTCGTCAATGATCTTTCTGATTCCTTCAAACTCTCCGCTTGTAAGAAGGTCTACGGATGATAATAGTGCATCCTTAAGCTTTTGGTTTTTACAAAAGTTGAAGAACTCTTCTTTTACATAATCAATATCATCTTGAGTTGCTGTGTAAGCTTGCTTAAGTTCTTCCTTTATTGATATTTGTAATACTTCATTCTTCTCCTTCTTAAGTTCTATCTTGAGAACTTCCATAGTAGGGTACGTATGATATTTGCTATAATACTCAAGAATAGTCCCAATAATCCACTTGTGAGCAGGAGATTCAAAATACTCAGCTGTGATCACATCTGCTATGTTTTGAAGAAACTGTTTGTCGTTTAGTAAGGAGTATAGAACTTTTATTTGAAATTGATGTCCATAACTTGTCAATCTTTGCTGCGTCATAACTTATTTAATAATTGTTCAATGTGGAATATAAATTTATCCATAGATCTAAATGCGGTATAGCATCTCCCATTTTATCATGATTATATAGTTTCATGAAATCATACTTATTCAAAGCCGGAGCCTTAGTATGGTATTTTTCCATAATTTCTACAATCGTATCTTCAGATATATTAGGTTCCATGATGTTCATAATCTTATAGAAAATTTCTACTTGCTTACTAACATTCAATATTCTTTCATATAGTGCTGACTTCTTAGGGGGATTTTCGCATACCTGATAAACGTCCTGTAATGTTTTTCTTTCTGGCTTTGATATAAATTCAAAAAGCTTCACTACATTCTTTTCACCTAATCCATTTACTCCAGGTATATTGTCTGATGTGTCTCCTACTAGAGCTTTGTACAATAAGAAGTTGTCTGGATGTATACCAAAATCTTCTAACACATTCTCAACCCCATATATCTTTTTCTTTGTTGGACTATATACTTTAACTCTATCGTTTACTAACTGCATAAAGTCATTGTCTGAAGACATGAGGTATACTTGAGAATCCTTATAATCTTTATAGATTCTTCCTGCTAAATATCCCATTACATCATCTGCCTCAAGCTTATCAAAAGATAGTAAAGACACAGGTAAAAAATGTAGATAGTCTACCAGTCTGGTTATCTGGTTGTATTTGGAATCATCTTCTGCATCTTTTGTCTGGAAGGATTTATAGTTCATAATTCTCCCGGTATCTCTATTTCCTTTGTATTGGCTGTAAAGATATTTTCTGTTTCCCGACCCGCCTTCACCGTCAAAGACGATTACTACACGAGTCGGGGATAACAGTTTTATTGCATGTCCAAGTGATTTCAAAAATCCAATCAACCCACCTACATCATTACCTGCTAGGTTTATCCTATTAACAACTGCGAAGCTTCTAAGGAATGTATTCATCCCATCTATAATCAACACTTTACTATTGTAGTGTAGATTAGTAGGCTTCTCATCGTTTTTGAGTTTAGAAAATATGTCAAGGAGTCTATCCTTATTCATTTCCTAAATTATTAATGGTAGCATCTCCATGATTATCTATCATATCACCATTATCTATTTCTTCTATTATATCAAAGTCTTCGCTTCCAAGAATTTTCAACCACTCTGCTGAATGTTCTTTCTTATAAGCGTCAATATATTTTTTATCATCTATGATAAATCCATGGGGAGTTGCAATAATTTTACCAGTGGTAGTTACACCATTGATATGATTTTTGTCCACTGCAATCTTAGTCCTTTTTGCAAACTCAACATCTTTACCATTTTTAGTGGCTTTGATCTTGTTGGTACCTGCTCCAGTAGAATTACCAAAAGTTACTACTATTGTAGAGTCAAAGAACATTGTGTTTCCTCCTTTGTTCTTTAGCTTAGGCATCTCACCATATGTAGTTGGTTTTTCTACCCATACTTTGTTTACAGCAATAAGCGTGTTTGTATACTTAGAGCTTTCTTTTCTAGAACCAACAATTCTTTGATTTATAAAATTTCCAAACTGTTGAGACATAGCTCCTGCGTTCCACTCATTATTATTTTTGTTAGATTCTATAGACATCTTACATGGTAAGGATCCTACTGAATCCCAAAGAAATACAAGATCATAGGGAAGCTTTCCTTTTGCTTGTTCATCAAGTAAATCCATGATAAAGGCAGCTACATCTTCTACGGTAGTTATACTATCCTTATCTATGTAAATAAAGTTGCCTTCATAAGATATTGTTTGAGTAACTTCTCCTGTATCCTCATTTACTACTTGATTCACTTTAGTATCTACTTCAAATCCCATGATCTTGGCATGACTCCAATCCCATTTCATCTCAGTGATGATAAAGACTGGGAGTTTGCCCATCTTCTGCACGCTAACAGCTGCTTCGATAAGTGCTGTAGTTTTTCCGGTATCACTATGACCTCTAAGATTAATAACGTGCCCATGAGGAAGTCCTGGCAAACTTATTGCCTGTTGAAAAGCTTCTGATAATGGAATCCATTCTTGTTTCTTATAGGCGATATTTTCAGTTAAATTCTTTGATTTCTTAAAATTCTCTAAATTAAAGGATACACCTTTACCTAAAGCGCTTGCTACAGCACCTTTAATGTTCTTTGAATCTGCCATATGTTATTTTTTTTAATTTTCTTCTCCAAATAAATCGTCAAACTTAGACGCTACTGAGCTAGGCTTTGGAGCTGTTGCTTCAGGAGTTACTGATTTGTAAGGACCATCGAATGGTGGAGTATCCTCATCATCATTTGATGCAACAGGGGCTGCTGCCTCTACTGTAGGAGTTGAGACTTCTTCAGATTGTGCTTCTTGTGGATTAATGTAATCATGAAGCATCTTCTTAATTTCATCATAAGAGTACTTCTTGTAAATTTCAGTAATCTCTTTTTGATTTTCCAGTACTTTTTGTACCAGAGCAGCATCTTCAGAAATAGAAGAAATGTTTCTCTTTGGAGTTACGTTAACGGCAACATAGTTTACATCACGCTTACCAATCTTAATTACATCATTGTAACCTTCTACAGTAAGATCAGTACCTTCTGTTACATCTGATACATCACCGAAATCATCATCAGCCATGATGCTAAGCAATTTCTCGTAGGTAGTTTTGTTAAACTCCCAAAGTCTAGCACCCAAACCTTCTTCACCACGAACTAATACTTGTGCAAAGAATTTAGTACGAGGCCTAAGCTTACGAGCCAAGTCTTTGCTTTCTTCTGTGTTCTCATCATAAAGTTCACGCATCAATTGAACTACCGGATCTTTCTCACCGAAGTTTTCAAGACTGTAAACATTCTTTTTGAAAATGTTGTACTGATGGAAGCTTACTTCTGAAAATGGGAAGTCTTTGTTTGTTTTTCTAGGTAAGATCCTAACTACTTGCTTACCTAACTTTGGTTTCCAGAAAATTGTTGTGAAATCAATCTTTTCAAATGCAGAGCCTGAGTTTTTAGACTGTAGCTTATTCAGTCTTTCTTTGATCAAATCAATCTTGGACATAACTTGTTTTTTTTAAAAGTGAAGAACAAAAGTAAGGAATATATTTACTATTCCAAATTATTTTTTATCCACATTAACTATATCGTGGATCTTAGTCTTAAGTTGTACGAACTGGTCTTTCTGGGTAAGCAGTATGCTATTTTCATAGTCTTTCCAGTTAACCTTGTAATTATTATCCCTAACTCCGCCATTAAGAGATTCTATAAGCTTATTCAGAGAGTTTATTGTATAAAGAACATTGCATTCTTTACGGCGGTGCATAAGGATTGTGTTAGGAAGGACATTATTCTTATTGATATTGTCGCTGTCAATGTTATATGTGCACACATATTCATTGTCATTGTCCGTTTCTAGTATGAATATTTTAGAATAGATTACTTCATATCTGGTTTTTATATCAGATATGGTGACATTTAAGTCTTCTTTTTTTGTAAACGTGCAAAAAAGCTTGTTCAAGTAATCGTAAGTTAAATCAAAAATATTATTGTGCATATATAAATATCTAATAAAAACGGTAAAATTTTATAAATTCTTCATTTCCTGATAGTTCTGGCCATATTTACAAGATGTTTTGTACCCATCCTGTTCCAGAATCATCTGTATGTCACAAAGTGCCTGTTTTCCATCCTCTTTACTATAATCAAAAAGAAAAGAGTCGTAGTTATACAGGATCAATTTAGACTTCTTATCGCAAAGATATTTAAAAATATCATTTAAAACAAGAATATTTCTCTCAGTTTCATAGTTTTGTAAAATAAAAGGAAGAACCTGGGTCTTAGAAGTTATACCCCTAATTGGTCTTTTTGATAAAAAACTTTCAATATATCCCTGTTTTTTATAAACACTCCATAAATGATCTTTAAACTCTTTTACTTTTGCAAAGAAAGGTATATCTTTTACCTCTTCTGTAATTGAATCCGTGTACAAAAGTTTGAAAGTCAATCCTTTACTCTCTTCATACTGAGATCTAGTAATATCTTTACTGTCAAAATAGTATTTGGCTAAATGAGTATGGATGTCTTCGTCGTCAAAAGCATATCCGATATGATACGCTAATATACGAATATGATACGAACTGTAATCAAACTCAACCAATCTATCTTTGCCGGCTATAAAAGACTTTCTGCTACCATCAGTCTTGTTAATGGCTCCATAATTGATACCATTAAATGCATTTGATGGTCTGCCTGTAGCTGTATATAGGTTATATTGAGTATAGGTTTTGTCTGATTTAACCGACATTAAGGCCTCTTTTGGAGTATAGTGAATGAAAAATACGTCATTATTTATACTAATTCCATTAGATTCGATGGAATTAAATAGTCTAGGGGCTATATCTCCGTACAGTTTATAGTACTTAGTTTTTAACCAAGCCTGATCTATCTTAATAGAAGCAACTAGCTTTTCATACTTTTCAAAATGTTTAGCTATCGGGATAATCTTATTTATGTCAGAACGATATTCATACTTCTGACAAAAGAAGTTGTGCGCTGTTGTATTGAATTTAGACTCGTCTATAACTTCTCCAGTAGCTAAATACTTGGCCATTTTAAGACAATATAAGGCGTTATCTCTTTTGGTGAAGTATCTCATCCTCTTTCCATCAATAGCGTAAATATTACCAAGCTTATTGATTATAAAGGCCTCTACAGAGTCTTTAGACAATGAAAACGCTTCTGTGTGATCTAGGGATAGAATAAATCCCATTCTGGATCTAAAAGGCTTTATGTATAATAAGGAAATGTCTGCCAGTTTAGGGTGGCAGTTGTCGTTTGATGGAATTACATCAATGAAACAATTAGTAAAATCGTATGTAGAAAACTTCTGAAGTTGTTCTTCAGTCTCTATTATGTAATACACTTTTATAACCTTTGTACAAAGATAAGGTTATTTTGCGTACTGTGCCAAATTTGTAAAATAATTTGTTATGCCCGGTATGGATTTTTCCAATCCTTCTAATGTTTTTTGATTGGTGTTTACAATTCCTGGAATTCCTTGTTGGGTTGTGTACAATGGTCCTGTTAATTTCCAGGAAAACTTTACTGCTGAATATAAGGGATCTTTAACAGCTCTTTCATACTCTGTTTGGTCTACTTCTAGTATAGTTTCAAATCCACTATTTACTCTTTTTATTGTATATCGAATAAAGAATCCTTTATTATAATCATCATCAGATGGCATTGCGTAGTGAAAGTCGTAAGATTTAACATCATTGTTTTTAATAGAGTTTTTTATTATTGGTACTAATTCTTGAGTAGTAACTGTATACTCTTTACCAGAAAAAAATCTACCATCATTAGTTATATAGTAATCCCCTGTATATGGTTTCTTAGTCTTTTTTACAAGAAGTTGTGTACCTGTGGTACTTGATACTAATGCTATTTCTGATTTAGGGTAATACATTATTAATTTTAATAAGAAGGTGTTGTATATTGATACCCACTAATAAAGAAACTAGTAATAGGTCCTTTTAATAATCCAGTATTTACATCTATAGCACGATCTACATCTATTTTATAGATAGTTGTATTTACTGTTTCATTTCTCTTATATATAAAATTCCTATCATTTAATATGTTACTATCATAGTTAAATCCATTTCCTTTTACCCACTCCCAAATAGATCCAATCACATTCCCAGTCGTTGCAGCTGCCTCACCAGCTCTGGTAAACACAGGATACCATATAAGCTTATCTAAGGTAGATGCTTTGGATACAGATATAGTAGGATCTGGATTTATTATATAGGTTTGTATTCCGCTTATAACTTTATTGGCTTCATTATTAAACGCCATACCTACTTCGGAATTGACGGATCCCATGGCTTTATATAGAGACATTTCAGATATAACCTTAGTTAATACTATTGGGTTATTCATATTGTCTCTTCTATAGTCTATTTTTCTATTTGCATCGTACGCAGCAAGTGGAAATGCCCTCAAATAAGCGCTACTAAAATCTTTAAAAACATAATCAAAATCAACTAAACCATTAGAAAATTCTCCAATTGCAATTTTTGTATATAAAGGATCCGCAGCATTTCTTATGCTTACAACACCGCTAGGAGTTTCAATTTTATACCTGTTTAACAAACAATCCATTACCAAAGCAGCTAGTATGTTGTAGTATATAATAGCAGTTCTATTTTCTGTTTTTTTATTTTCTGCTTCTTCCAATATATCTTTTAAAACTTCCTCTCCTTTTATTTTAGATAATATCTGTTTTTCTTCTTGATCTAAAATGCACATTTGTGAGCTTAACTCAGTTGTCCATCCATTTGTAAGTATATCGTTAGTTATGCCAGTTACTATAAATCCAATATGTTTTGACTCATAATCTCTAGGAAGTACTTTTTTATCAACAGTAAAAATTTCCCCTATAGTTAATCCAGACAACCCATCAATAGTTAAGTTTACTGATATAGGGACCACTGCTTTATAATCAGTTCCTCCTTCCATTTCTACCAATAGAGTATTTAAATACCCATTCATAGCTACAATGTTAGAATTATAATACACCCCTATACTCTTATTTACTATAACATAACTATTTACATACTGTATGAGTAATAGTATTGAGGATAATTTTTTTCTTTTTGCTACTATTTCTGATACTTGTGTATCTACTTTTGCATTATTTATGCTAACAAACAATCTATCCTTCAATCCTTTATTTAAATAATTGTAAGTAGATGTTTGTATTGCAGATACATTCTCTCTATCTTGAGCAGCTATAGCTATCATAGTTGCTTGAGATGGGAATATCTTAGATTCTATTTTGTGATTCCTTACAATACTGTTATTTCCTGATACATTTATTTTAAATTTAGAGTTGTATGAGGAATCTTCCGGTAATTCTGTATAGTGTTTGTCTATAATAACAATTTTATTATTTCTTACAAACTTATCAAAATCGTTTATAGAACCTAAAGAAAAGGCAGCTCTTGATAAGACTTCATTAATAACTTTTCCTAAATAAACATATCCTCTATTTGATATTGATTCTTGTTTATATATAGATACTATTTCTTTTATGTTAATATATATGTTCCCTATCTGACCGAAATTAGTATTACCATACAGATACTCTTTTAAGTTATAGTCTGCTGTTACTATACCAGAAACGGCTTGTGTTTCTGTTTTAAAAATTTCTGGTCTAAACGCTTTGTTTCCTTCTACGTCTGTGAATAAATTTGCTCTGCTATTTCTTATTATTGCCACATTTGGATCTATGCTTATAGAGTTATAAGATGCTTGACATAATCCATTAGATATAGAATCTGGTTTTAACGGATCTCCTGGTATTTCTATATCTACTAAAGTCTGCTCTTTTGAAGCAAATACATTTTTAAAAACATTTAATATGTGCAACAAATATGCAAACTGTATATAATAATAAGATCTTTTATCCCCCGGATTGTCTTGAGATACTGGTGCTGCTTGTTGTTCTTCTTTGTTTATCCCAATTGGTTTTCCCCCTAAAGAAGTTTCAGTATTATTTGCATTATTATTAACTTTATAAGGATCTTCCCAATAAGATATATTTTCCTGAAGTCCTTTTCTTGCTGCTTCTTCTGTACTTAGATATGCATTAGACGGACTTACAGAAAATCCAGACTTGTACTTATATATGAAAGGATCTATGTATGTCTTATCTACGTCTCTAATAGTGCTATCAATAGCAGTTATATTTTGAGAATTAGACCTAGGATTATCATCACTTAGAGTACAATACTCATCCATTAATAACTCAAATTGACTTTTTATTTCGCTATAATCTACAGTATCTAAAGACTGATCATCTACGTTTGGATTTTCAAGTTTAACCACATCTCTAGGGCCTACACTTACTCCTATAGTATCATTCATTCTTATAGTATCTATAGTATCCCCTATACTAATAAGGACTGTGGTACATTCATATGCTCCATTAGGCATTAATGTATAATCAAAATTCTTTATTGATCCAAGAACTCCGTCATAATTTCCAGAATATCTATGTCTCAATATATCTAATTGGTTATATAGATCATCTTGCGTTATACTACTGTTAAAACAATCTATGGTATTAAAAACCATAGTCTGTGTTTTATAATTGCCGGCTGATTGATTCAAGGCGTTTGTAGTTGTTTTTGCCTTGTAACTTTCTCCATTAACCGATGTATCTAAATACATTGACCAACCCCATTCTAAAACTACTTTATAGCCAGGCCTCATAAACAATACAGTAAGATCCTCTAATTGTTTTACATCCCAAGCTTGAAATTTAATAGTAGCTTCTGTGAGAGATCCATACGCTCCTAGTGATCTAGTTTTCATACTAGTTATACCAGGCATTGGTCGAATACCGTATTGATTAGTACCAATATCACCATCATAGGTAGCACCAGCTCCTCCTACTCCACGTCTTTGTGCATACCCACCTGCTCTAGTATGGTATAAAGATCCTCCCATCAGTATGTACTTTTTTGCTAGTTCCGGTCCTTCGTTGCCTACCGGTCCATAATCTACTAGAGAGGTCATTCTTATCCAAGGAGCTTTGCTAGATACGTAGTGTGCGAAATCCACAGGCCTATTTACTTCAGATAGTAGATTCTGTCTGGTATTAATCTGACGTACTACATATGGTTTGAAAGTGCTTTTAAATATGGACATAACTATTATATACTGTTTAGAGAGTCATAATCGGCTAATATTTGACCAAGGTCTGCTGGTATTCTTAGTTGAGTTCCTGGGGGTATAAAGATGCTATCTCCTGGGAGATTGTTTGCTACCAATATGACCCAATAGTATTCTGTAGATTTATAATAATCATATGATATTATATCTAGTCTATCTCCGTAGGCAGCTTCTATGTATGTATCTGCCTCAGAAAATGCTATGTCCGGGTACTTGGATGCCCTATAGTATCTTCTGCTATTTTCACTATCTTTTAATACTTTTATGTTTGAATATCTGCTCATTCTCCTATTTTATAAGATTTATCTACTGGCTCTACATACACAGTACCTTTCTTTTTTCCAGATTTTAAACTGGCCAATGCTGTCTCTTTTCCTTTGTCTAACGCTGCTTGAGTTCCTCTTAACCATTGTTTGCCAGGTTTATTCTCTGACAATCCATCTATTCCTATAAACGGAGCTTCAGAAGACTTTCTAGGTAAGAAATTGTATATAGGTATAAATGTCATATTACATTTTATTAACTGCGGTAACTCATGCATATCTGTATCGGTTCCTGTAGTTCCTGTATCAGGTTCTTGCAAAGCTATTTCCCAGTTAGAATCTTCGTCTATGTTCATATCAAAGTTAGTAATTATACCTGGTTGATACAATACAAAATCCCCTATAGTTAATTCTGCTATATTTCCCCTCATTAAATTATCCTTATAATCAGGAGTCATTGAAGATATTAGATAGTTTAATTTTTGATATAAAGGTTTCATCTCTGCACGGGAAGATGCTGCTATAACAAAAGAATATGTTATAGTTTCTGTGAATCCATCATATGCATAAAATGATTCTCCTCTACCCACATACTTGTAAGCATCCCACTTAGACACTACGTTTCTACGAATGTTTGATATATAAGCCCTGAACACTATGTACACACCCATACTATTACCCTTAGCGTCAGGTCTAACATCATTATCTAATATCTTTATACGAAATTTTATAATGTCACGAATAAAGCTTTCCGGATTATCTTTATTATTAACAGGCTTGCCATTAACATCTGTAGTGGTTGCTGCTGGGCCTGCGGCATAATATAAACCAATAGCATTTAGTCTATCTGCGGTATCTGCTGGTGTTGTATAATTTGTTTTTTCTTCTGGTTTTCTGACTCTAGCTACCCCTATTCTTTTTTCTATATTAAAATAACCGTAATTTGATTCAAGTAACTCTGCTCCTTTAGATTCGTTCTTTTTATTTAATGCGTTTTTATACTTTCTAAAATCTTCTGTACTATTTAAACTGTAAGTATTGCCTCTAACTTCAGGAGTTATTACTCCAGGAGCTATTAAATTAGCAGGTATTAATTCTCCCTCTGCTTCTTTAATTTTTGTAGGATCTACAGGTATATCCCTAGTTGTTGGAATTCCTCCACCAGTCATAGTAGGGGATATTTTATAAAGATTAGTTATTGGTATTGATATAAATCCGCTAAAGTCATCTGCTACTCCATTATTTAAAGTATAGTATGATCTATTAATAGTAGTCTTTCCTATTCCATAAAAAGATTCAGATCCTCCAATATATTTTTCTATATAATTACGTCTATCTTTATTACTTAAATCTCTTGTTAAAAGATATAACCTATCTACATAATCTGTATCTCTTTTTTTAGCAAATTTTTCATAGGAATCTTGTTTACTAACAGTAGGGTATAATCCATGTTTTGTAAATTTAACTCCACTAGCATTTACTGCTACTTGTGCAATAGTGTTTATTCCTAATGGATTATAAGTTCTCAATTTACCTATTTTGTTTCCTGATTGTTCTGTATCAGGATTCATTCTTTGTAACCCTGTCTGTTTTAACAAAAACAAAGGTCCTTGTATAGTAGTGTATAAAAATTTAGATATTCTTTCTACATCTTTTAAAGTTCTAGTTACAGTTGTTACTGCTCCAAATTGAGTTAAAGTATCATTAAAATTAGATGGGGACCATCTTTGATCTATCTTTCTAACTACAAACGGTTGCCTACTATCTCCTCCACCTTGGGTATCTTTACCAAAAGGAAGTTTGTTTGCATTAAATGTACCTACTCCACTATAGTATCGATAGTTTGCTAAATTATTTGATAAATCTTGTAATGATGGCACGTTGTGTTTATTTTATGTTCCTGATGTATGATTAGAACTAGCTATTGCTGTGGCAAACTGTTTACTATCTAAATAAAAGTGTGCTGTTGTTTGTTGGCTACTGCTTCCTCCTGAAGTATTTCCTGTAGAAGTACCTCCTCCTCCTTGTTGATTAAAGGTAGGTAAAGCAGTATTTTTAGTTGGGAGTGAAGCTTCACCTGCTCCACCGCTTATCATATAACCTGCCCCTAATGCAGCTAATCCACCAACTAATAAGGATATTCCACCTGTTGCCATAGCTATGTTTGCTGCTATCATAGCTGTTATACCCACTAAACTTGCTAATACAATTTTTAAAATAGTTGTATTTGATAAAAATTTAGCAAGATTTTCAATAATTGGAATTAAACTTGTAGAAAGTTCAGTAAATATCTCTTTTACTCTTTCCATTGATGCGTTGAATCTATCTTGTAAATTAGCCCTTGCTATGTCTTGGATCAATAAAGCCCCTCCTTCTTTCTTAGCTGCTTCAGCTTTAAGAGCTTCTATACCAGCTAAATCTCCGTTCTTCCTTAATATTTCATATCTTTCCTCTAAAGCATTTTTATTTTCTACTCCTAAAGCATTTAATACAGCTTGTTCTCTAGCAGAAGTAGTTAATTCCTCTGCTGACATTCCAATAGAAGCAGCCAATCTTTCACGCTGTATTACATTCATTTGAGTCAAAGCGTTTATACCTCCTATCTGACTCATTAATTCAGTAGCAGCTTCTGCTGATCTTCCGTCAAGAGCTAAGGCTCTTGCTTTTTCAAAATTAAATTGTTTACCAAGAAGAAGCTCAGATTCTAATTCTCCAGATATAGAAGATTCAAAATCTAATAAACTTTTAGATATCTTTTGAGTTTGCTCTAAAGACATTCCTAATTTATTAGCTTCTATTACAGCTTTAGCTATTAACTCTGGGTTATTTTTATATGCTGTTGATATTTCTGAATTAAGCTTTGATATTTCTGCAAATACTTTTTTATATGATATAGCAGTATTATTCTGCTTCATAGCAGTATTCAATATCTTCTCTGCTGATTGTCCTGTTATTAAAGATAGCTTTTGGATACCGGTAGCTTCTTCTTTGGACATTTTCATCTGTTTTGTTAACAAGATTTCGTTTTGAATTCTTTCATTGGTAAACAATGCATTTGTTTCCAATGTATCTTGTAATTCAAGCATTGCATTAGCTTGATTCTTGACAGATAAAAATGCAGTACTTAAAGAACCTACTACTTTAGAACCTTCTGCTGATATTCCTCTGAATGTATCTAATAAATCTATGCTGGCATTTTTTGTTATGCCTGTGTTGTTAGATATATCAGTTACTATCTTATCATAATCAAATGCTAGCTTTACTATAGCTCTAAGTGCAGCTACTAATGCCAGCGCTAAAAATAAAGGACTTCTTAATATAGATTTAAGTTGTGACCCTAAATCCTTCATTCCAGGACCAAAACCTTTTTGGAATGCATCAGATAGTTGTTTAAAATTCATAAAATCTTTTAGGAATGGAATTCCTGAAATAGACCCAAATATCTTAGATAAGGCCGTAGCTTTTACGGAAGTCTCTTGTACTTTTTTATTAAACCCATCTACTTTAGCTTGTGCATCTGCTAATAATTTGTTTATGATATTTCTCGATTCTATCTGTTGCATTAAAACAACTAATTCTTTTTCTTCATTATCTACAGTAGCTCTGATAGTAGCGCTGCTACTTTCCATTCTTGATAAAATATCTTGGTAATACTGTTCTTGAGTACCTAATAAACTTAAAGCTTGAGTTTGGCTTCCTAATTGACTTGTATAAGATGTTAATATACCATCATATATACTTTTTGCACTTGCTTGACTGTTTAAATTTTTAGTATTATTTTCTACAATTCTTTCTGTTATTTTATCTGCATCAACATACTCTCTACCAAGTTTAGAAACTAAATCTAAAGTACTAATTAAAGCGTCTCTTACACTTGTAGTACTGTTATAAGTAGATCTTAAATTACTATTGATTTTATTAAACTCCTTGTCAAGTTCTTTACTTAAGTCAGTAGTTGCCAACAACTCCCTATTTACAGCACTTATATCATTTGCTGCATCTTCTCTAAACTTCTCAAATGGATCTGTTGTTGCCATCTATATGCTTTATATATAAATATGAAAGCCGCTATTTTTTAGCGGCTCTCGGAGACTTATAGTCTGGGGTCTGTTCTTTCCTCTTGGCTAAATCCTCCATACTCATGGTATTTCCCTTACTACTAGCCTTTTCCATTTCATCATTATGTTTCTTAATGATGTCGGATAGTTTTTTTATGTTAATTAGTCTATATGCTATAGGCATGTGATATGCCTGTGCATAACTTATACCACCTTGGCTATTCATAGATAGCCATAGAAGTTCATCAAACAGGTGATTTCTATACTCCGAGTTCAGGCCAAAAAAAGTCAACCGTCATCGGTATACTTAGGCCCTCCACTACCTCTCCATTCTTTCTGGTAAAATCAAACTTCATTACAATATCTGGTGTGGATGTTGTCATTGCCTTTCTAAGATCTTGGGAGTCTCTCATTGGCATTGCCTTAATAAAATCTCTCACTACTTTCTTATCTCTATCTCCATTAACAGCTACAATAGAATGTGCTAATCTCACAGTAATCTCAGCAGACATGTTTTTGTTTATCTTCTGTAAACCTTTGATTTCAGCCTCAATAGCTGCTTCATCCTTGTGGGTGAGAATTTTATACGTCACCAATTGCTTTGACATAGGTAGTTGATAATCAAACTCATTCTGTCCTTTTTTTACAGAATCCCAGTCAAGTTCTTTTTCTTTCAACTCAGAAAGGTCAATAGTTACTTCTTCTGATTGGTTTGAAGTGGGGTCTGTGTACTTGAATGAGTACTTGCTACCATATGCAAGGATTCTAGCTCCTATCATAATAGCATTCTTATCTCCTACTAACAATTCACTGTAGTCAATCTTTGAGGCTATAATAGCCTGTAGGAACTTGTCTATTACACTTCCCTGTTGGATGAAGTTCCTATTAGTAAGGATATCTTCGTGCATTGCTGTTGGCAAGTAGAGTTCAATTTGTCCTGAACTTAGTGGACTAGATTCTGGATAAAGTAAACCTTTTGATGGTAAATCTAAGGTCTGTGTTGGAACATTTAATAAATCTGGCATAAACTATATTTTGTATATATAAATATATTGATTTGGGTTTTTATAAAAAGAAAAACCACACCTGGTCTAAGAGATGTGGCTTTCTATGTGAGGCGCCCTGAGGTAGCAGGAAGTTTACTTGTATAGAGTATTTTTTATTTAATCATTTTTTCCAGGTTTACTCCATCCACAGTTGTAATATTATGGCCTCTAACTAAAGTTTTATATACAATATTTATTACTTTTTTATAATCAGCACTTGTCCCAAATAGAGGATAATACTCTTGAGTTGTATATTGTCCTGGATTTCCGTCTGAGTCTGACTTGTGGACCATCATGAAGGGCTTTCTATTTTTTAATAATAGAGTTTGTAAAGCTTTTAATTCAAATGGAGTAAGTTGTGGAAATTCTTTTCCTCCTCTTATTAGTTTCATTTCATATTGAATACTCTTTATCAGGTCTTCTGGGTTTCCAAACTTTGATAAACTACTATTTGGATTAGCTTGTAAATAAGCTTTTAGCTCTTTCATTCCTTGAGTCTCTGGGGCTCCTTTATCCAAATTGGCACTTCCGGCTTTGTCCCCTAAATAATGGAGATATTTATTCCAATCTTCTCTTTGCTCTACGCTAAGAGGCTTATATCCAGAAGGTTTTGGAATATTTGAATCAACTTTTATATCTTCTGTATCTGAACTATAAGACTTTATAATTGAAGATAGATCTGCTGTATTATCTGCAGATTTAATATCCTGTGACATAGCTGCTACCTTAGAAGCAGGTATATTACTAATTAAAGCATTAGCAGTTTGTTGTGCTTTAGCAGGTGTCATAAAAGACAAACTCATTAAAGCACCTAATAAAGCATCTTTAACCCCTTCGTTTATCTGTTCAGAATTTACTTTTTTTTTACCCAACCTTCTTTCAAAGAATGCTTTAGCATTATTTTAGCAAGTTTTTCTTCATCAAGCTCTTTTTCTTTGCTTTGCATTTGCTGCTTCATAGCAATCACTTTCTCGATAGGCATCTTCTTCATCATCTTGCCTACAGCATCTTTATCCTTTACAATCTTTCCAAGATGCTTCTCAATAGCTTTTAGATGGCCTTGTGCGTCTTTTTCTTTAGCAGCTTGCTCTTTCTCTTCAAGCATTGCTTCATGTCCTGCAAGGGCTTCTAATGCAGCCTTAGCAGATTCCATGTGCTTCATTACTTTAGAAGCATGGCTTACTTTCTTTTTATCATCTCCGCTAGTCATGGCTTTAAGTTTCTCCATAATCTCAGCTACTTGACCAGCTATTTCTGATCCTTTTGGTTGCTGTTCCATATTTGGTTCTTGCATTTCTTCTTCTTTTTCTTCTAAAGTTGTACTTGTAGTTGCTGATCCGGCTTTTCTGTATGTTATTGTAGTTCCGGGTCTAGATTTAGCTATTGACTGTTTTTGCTTTGAAGTAGCAGTTTTCCCAGTACCATCCTGTGTTACATATTCTTTTTCTGCGTCTTCTTCTTTTATGCTGCCTAGTTCCTCGTTAATAATTTTGCTAATAAGTGCATCAAGCTTTTGAGATTGCTTCATTTTTAATACAATTTGTGTATATAAATATCAAATATACGGTATAAATATAAATATTAGAACCCTTCTTCTGTAAATATCTTCTCTATTCTCTTAGGAAGTTTGGTATAATTCATATTAAACCTTTTTGGCATAGCCTCTATAATCCGTTTATTACCATATGGACTGTTTTCCGGGGTACACCACCTTCTAGAAATAAGCATGTAGTTGTAAAACATGACATAGCTATTAGCTTTCTTCCTGTAATTTCCTAAGTCTATAGGTAATTTGAACTTTTTTATAATTTTAATTGTGCGTTTTTCATTATCCAGTTCTAGATCTCTACAGTTTGCGATGTGTTCCTTTATATTCGGCACTTCCTCACCTCCTAGCCATGCATCTAGCTTTGGCATACTGTATTCTACACTCTTCCACAGAGGTATATTATCCACCCATTGGGTCAAATGTCCGTACTCATGAGCCAGTATCTCTATGCTATCTTTACGTTTCATAGAACACACTAAAGTAGGAACAGATTCATCAAAATATCCTGAGGCTTTTATGGAATCTGATATCTTTACATACGTTGTATCCCTCAAATCACACTTAATATGGTAGTGTTCGCACTCTGATTTAACGTGTTCTATAAAATTTGAGGCTGCTGTTTTCATAGTATAAAGATAAAAAAAGCCCGTCATATTGCTATGATACGGGCTTTCTTGATGATTTATAGATCTAGAAGTTCAAGATCATCCCTGAATTTCCTAGAGTCATTTCGATTGTAGTGTAAGCATCAGCTCCCCAATCCCAGTCTCCAAAAGAACTTACACTCTTAATGAAAGCCTTCTTAATCACCCACTCGTTTACCACGTTACCTACAGGATCTACTGCGTTGAAAGTAATATCTTTCCAGTAGAAGTCACCGTATCCAGCTCTTCCGGTTACAGTCTCGTACCCTAATCTACTCCACTCCATTACTGCTTGCGCACCAGAAGGGGTTACTGGGTTATAAAGGCTAAGGGTAACGTCATTCCACCTACGTTTAGCGCGGAATTTTACATAAGAGTTGATATGATCGATGATAACTTCACCATCATCATATCCAATACCACCTACTTTTTTGATCAAGTATGAAGGGATTCCATCGATATACATGATAAACCTGTGTTGGAGCATAGGCTCGAACAAGGTACCCAACATCTCATCTGTACTAAGTAATGCCATTTTATGTTATTTTATTCTATTATAAATATTTGATTATTCAAAACTTACTCCAGTACCTGTGATGTTGAATTCCAACAAGATGAATTCGATAGACTTAACAGGAGATACGTAGATCTTACCTACAAGTTGGTTACGATCGATTACATCGTTAGTATTCAATGCGTCGCTGATATCAATCCTGAAAGCATACAAACCTTGACGAGATTGTACATTTTCCATGTATGGAGTGATAGCAGAAATCAATTTGTTCCTAGTAGCTGCAGTGTTGTTCTCAAACACATAGTTGAGAGCTACACCACTGATGTATTCACGAAGATTGATCAACAATCTACGTACATTGATGCGGTTAAGAGCTGTGTCTCTAACTTGAAGAGTCTTCTGACCCCAGATTACTACCCCAGTGTTCTGGAATTTAGCGATTGGGTTAACTCTACCATTGTAAAGAGCGTCTCTATCAGCTTTAGTAAGGCGGATACGAGTATCGATTGCACTACCAAGACCTCCACGATTCAAACCTGCAGGAGCAAACCACTCAGCAGCTACCTTATCATTGTAAGCGTATGCTTGAGGAACTACTACTGTTGGTGGAACATAGATATCTTTAGAAGTTCCAACACTACGAACTTTAACCCAAGGGTAGTATGCAGCACTGTAGCTAGAATCAAGTCCTGCTGCAGTTGTTATAGCTGTTACTACAGATGAGTTTAGTCTTGTTAAATCGCGAAGGTATACACAGTCTGTGCGTTCTTCTGCTGTACTTTGAGCCACGGCTGTTACTGATGAGTGTAATTCTTCAAGTACACCAGGTACTGCTATAAGATCAAAGTTATAAAGTTCTTTATTAGATATAATGTTAAGAGCTTTGATATAGGCAACAGATCCAGGAGATGTACTGTTAGTTAAGTCATATCCGAATAAGTTACCAGAAGTTATATCAGCGCCTGATTTCTTAATCACTGTGTAGTTTACACCATCTGTACCACCTTGGAAAGGAAGTACAAACTTATTATCCCCTGCTGGCTTAACAAAATCACTGTTAAGACCTTCACTTGCACCAGTAGGAATTGGGTTTAAATAGTTGTAGTTATCTGTATTTGTATAATCAAATCCAGAATATACTGCGCTACTTGCTGTACTTGCAATAAGAACTGCTGCTGGTATATTTACATTCTCAAATCCTGCTATTGTCTCATACAGTGCAGCATGTCCATTTGGATACAACTGTGGGTGTATTGATTTTCCAGACACACCACCAGCTACTTCTACACGAATATAGTTAGACACATTAGCAAAATCTCCATGTTCCATTACATTCAATGTAGTCTCACTAAACTCTTGATACTTGTCTCCAATCATCTTAGAGATGTAATTAGCAGAATCTGGGTTTAATGAAAGATTATTGTACTGTTCTATGATAGATGGAGTTCTATCTGTATCATTCCAAGCACGAACTATAATACTAAAAGTAGAATAGTCTGCTGCTGTTGCTCCTTGTGTAATACCAGCTATACAAACTTTAATGTCTTTATTGGTTTTGAATCCATCAGATCTATGATGGAACCTGAACAAAGGAGCTCCGCTATCAGCATATACCCATGGAGTTATCGCATGATCATATCCGCTAGAGTTAGAACTAGAAAATTCACAAGTACCTGTAAGGAATTCTAAATTACCTGCTATATCATCATTGCTAACTAATGCACCGCTTCCTGTAATAAAATTACTAAATAGCAAATAAGGAAATACTGAACTAGTTGCATAGTTCTCATCTGATCCCAATACTTTTGATATGTAAGTGGCAGATGTTGGATTTAAAGATGCGCTAAAAGAAGCTGTGCCTAATACACCACTGCCGCTTGCACCGTACATTACAGCTCCAAAAGAACTAAAAGTTCCTGTTATAGAACCTGTAATACCTACTGTAGGTGTATCATTTTTTGTAGGATACAACACTGATAGGATGTAAGATCCACTTGTAATAGCTACTAGTGGATTTGAACCCCTATAAATGAATCCACCATTACCAAGTACACGAGTTACTTTAACAGTGTTTCCTGCCTGTAAGTAGTTATAAGCAGTTTGTGGTAAGTAAGATACGTTAGGATCCGATCCAAATAAAGCTGTGTACTGGCTATAGCTAGACACATCAGTAGGAACGAAAGCAGCTCCTTTTTCAGTAGGACCTACAAGGGCTAAACCTGTCTCAGTCGTACCTTGAGTATAATAACTCTGGTCATTTTCGTAGGAGTAAACTCCAGCAGAAAGAATTTGTTCTGTCATTTTCTATAAAGTTTGAAAAATATATGTATTGATACGTTAATAAATATCACTATTTTTCAGCAAAAATGACAAAACCTACTTTATAATAACTCTATTTTTCCTGATTCTATATCTATTTGACCTTCGCCATACTTTTCTAGCAGTTGGCTGGTTATTTCGGTCTCTTGACCCCTTAAAGTATTATAATCGGATAGCAATCCTTCCTTATCTTTAAGTAATTCTACTTCTTTTTGTTTTAATAGATTTAATTTAATCTCTATATCACCTAAAGAATTTAAGGTTTTTCCGAAATTTTTATTAAGATCTTTTAATTTAACGATCTCTTCTGATGTAAGCATTTTTGTTTCTGGCATAACTTTTTTTTATATTTCCCACTTAGCTAAAGGGCATGCTTCTTTTCCAGGTAGTGGAGAAAAGATTTTCTTTTTGAGGGGGCACCCACATTTACCACAGTAATGGTATTCCAATAATTCGCTAAGCTTGTTCTCTTCACACCCATTACACACTTCAATCCTTTTCTCAGCCTTTTCTTTATCCGCCTCATTAGGATTTGCAGCAGCAATCCATGCTGATGCTATTTCTAATAGTTTATTCACTTTCTTCTTTTACTATTAATTTAAAAAATACCTTAGGAAGATCTTTAATAGTTACCCCTTCTAATTCAGATAGTGTAAATTCTTTACATTCTAAATCTACCCTCTCTTCTAAAAGTAATTGATATTCTTTTTGGAAATTATCATATGCTGGGTTTATGTCAGCTGATACTACTTTACCCTCTTCATCCAACACTTGATTTATGTACATTGGGATGAATACCCCTCCCTTTTCATCTTGAGTTCCAAACTTCTTAATAATATCTTCCCTTAGCTTCGCGATTTTTTCTTTTTCTTTACTGACTTTATCAGCAAGATCACTCAACCAATACTTTACAGTAAGTTTTAAATCCTTGCTTAATATTCCTTCAGACACTAATTTTCCAGTTTGTGGATCAGTAAAACCATTGAGATCTACATCTAGAGCTAATATCTCATAGATTTTTAAAGAAACTTTTTGCATATGCTATTTTAATTTTTTAGCTGAGGCTTTATTTGCGCTTGTCTTAGCTACTGGTTTAGTAGCGGTTTTTGCTTTCTTTACAGGAGCTGCCTTAACTGGCGCTTCTTCTAATTGATCTGCTACTTTGTAGAAATTCTCTTTTACAATAGGTTCTGGTACTTCTTCTACTTTTGACTTGCTATTTGCTGCAACTATAGCTCCTATAATTAAAGCAGCTACTAAGACGATAACTAGTAAACTCATAAATTATTGTTTTTGTTCTATAATAAATATATACAAATATACAATTTTATATTATTAATATATATTTTTTTATCCCCTACTAATATCGTATCTATGTCCTAGAAAATCCACTGAGTTTAAGACTGAAGTAGTTCCTACCAGTTTTCCTATGTGCACTCCGAAACCAGTAGGCACAGAAAAAGGAGCAGTGGATGCTATTTCAGCTGTTATAGTCCATACCAAACTATCTGTAGAATAGAAATAAGTAGCTCTTTTCCAAGTAGAATCAACATATATACCTAACCATGCATAAGTTAAATCAGCTACTGGTCCATATATAGATGATGTTATTGTTAGCGAGGATGATGCGGCAGCTGGTATCCATCTATTGCTAAGAAATCCACTGGATCCACTTAGGAACCTCCAAAATATCCCATTAGACGCAGATATAGGGTTTACTGCGGAATCATGCCAACCAGAATACATTAAATAAGTCTGTGCAGTAGTTGATAATTGTTGAGTAGCTACCCTACTTAAACATATAGCTTGGCCTTGTTGTGGTATTACTACTGAAGACGACAAATATCCTATATTTACACGACCTGTAGTAGTTGTACCAGTAGCTCCTTGTACTATTCCTAGTGGTTTTTCAGTTGTGTTTTGTAGATATGAGCTTATAGAAGCTGTTGCTGCAGCTCCACTGACTACGGCAACAAAAGGACTACCTACACCAACTCCTGCAAACTGTCCTGCAAAGTCATCCACCTCATTAAAGAAACTTGAATATCCTATACCTCCTGAGGATCCTATAGATGTCCATGTAGAACTATAACCACTGTATATAATTTCAACAGTTTCTCCTGGTATTAAAAATATCGGATTTCTAAAGTCAAACCTATTTCCTGCTGTAGATAGTGATGATGAATCTTCTAATATTACTAAACGATCTGGGGATACGTTTCTTATAATGGCTACCCTGCCATCTACTCCTCCTGTCAATCCTGTAATCTTAACAGAGTTACTACTACTTATGTTTATTGTGGTTGTTTTATTAGGGTCTGTACCATTCCATCCTGTTGGGTTATAGTCATTTTGATCTGTTACTGGATCAACAAGTATGGATCCGTACACAAGTCTGCGTGTTTCCATATTTCCCCCTATAGATCCTGTAATAGAAACTGACGCAGACGTAACTATTATAGACCCAGAACTAATTCTCATTTGTTCAGTTCCTGTTAATGAGGCTGTAGTAGCTCCAACAAAGAATCTAATGTCCGTAGCTGCATTCATATATGCTGATCCGCCTCCAATAAACACCCTATTAGATGTAGCATTTGAATCAGCTATTAATATAGTAGAAGATGTAGCACTGTTGTTATAATGGGGTCCTGCTATCCTAGCTATTTTTGTTGTATTGTTTGTTCTAGTATTTCCTCCTGTGTCATCAGCTCCTACAAGAATTGTAGGATCATTAAGGAGTCCTCCATAAGTAATATCAAATTTACCTCCCGGAATTTCATTACCTATGCCAACTTTTGATTGAGATACGTATAAAGCTTTTTGACCGTATTGACCTATACGTACTGTATTATCTGAAAAAGCTTCTATTACAGGTAAACCTGCAATTGTATTAACTGAGAATAAAGATCCTGAAAGGGAATCATTTATTGTAAATAATCTACCTGACGACCCGTCTACAGTTACTACATTTGATCCTGATGATAATATTCCTAAAGATCCTGAAATAGCTGAGGAACCTGTTATACTGGCCCCTCCCTGATCTACTAAGACGCCATTTTTTATTCTAAATTCGTTTGCCATATGTTATACTGTTTTCACTTTCCGACAGTTATTTATAAATATCGTGATTTTTGTGCGTTGTAGTTTTGAAGGATTTCTGTTGCTGAAAGTGGTCTATTATATATTTGAAATACTCCTAAATCCATATCAGAAGAAAATGAAGTAGTAGATCTTCCACCTATATATAAAGGTCTATTTCCAAAATTATTAGTGTTAGCCGAATTATAAGTGGCTCCTCCATCAGTACTACCTATGTTAGTCTGATTCTGCCCATTTATATAAAGAGTTCTTTGATTTGATGCTGCTTGGCTATGATCGTATACGGCTGTAAAATGATACCAAGATCCAGTTACTGGAAGTGGACTTATTAAATTTTTAGCATTATATCCTATGTTTCCTTTATCTTGTGTTAACCATACAACATTTGATGATTCAACTTGGAGGTTTATAAAGAAACTATCAGAATACGAATTGTAATTTTCGCTTAACTCGGTTAAAAATCTATAATCTCCAGCACTAGGAAAAGAAAATATTTTAACCCACATATTTATAGTTATTGCAGATGTCGTACTTAAATTTAATGAAGAAACAATAGCTCTAGTATTATTGCTTCTATTAAAATTAATAGCATTATTACTAGAGGTACTAAACGTTGCAGCTGTTAGAGCAGCGTTATTTCCGTTTCCACTTAAATCATTCCAAATAGTAGATCCAGAAACATAACTATTTTTATCAGCAGCATCTAATTCTAATATTAAGCTGCTATCTCTATTTATATATGGTCCACCTAATATTCCCATTTATTATAAGCCGAAGCGTGATTTTTGTGCGTTGTAGTTTTGAGTGATTTCATCAGTACTTAATACTCTAGTATAGAATTTAACAATAGCTATTCCTCCTGCGAACCATCCATATTGCATTCCTCCAATTTGTCCTACTGTTAAATTTACTGCGCTTCTAGCGCTAGTTAGTCCTGTTCTTACTAAATTAGTATTAAGATAAGCTCTTGGTTGTTTGTTCGTATAAGTAACAACTATTTGAGAAAATGCTGTGCTTGAAACAGAACCATTATAACTTAATAAAGCTGGTATGTAGCTACCCGCGTGTTCTACCACTGCTATTCCATTTGTTCCTACTGACACGCCTGCACCGCAATCTGTAGAACTTCCAAAATAGGGTTCTGTAACAAATCTTTCTCCACTAAAAGCTCCAAAACCTGTTGTCGCTTCTGATGCAATCGTGATAGTAGAAGTTGGTCTACACCATACTTCTATAGTAAAGTTATTTGTAGTTATAATACTACCTGTGTATTGAGGCACAACTACTTGATTTGTTCCATCAAAAACGATGTTTCCTCCATTAGACACATTATACGTAGGAGAATTTTGAAAAGATCCGGAAATTAAAGACCCACTAATAACATATCCGCTTAAATTACTCCATACAGTTCCACTACCAGGATAAGAATTCTTATCGGCAGCATCCCAAGATAGTACTAATCCGTTTGTTACTATTTGTCCAAAAGCGTATTGTGTTGCCATATATTATAACTATAAGCCGAAGCGTGATTTTTGTGCGTTGTAGTTTTGAGATACTTCATCTGCTGATAAGGCTCGATTATATATTGAGAATAGACTTACATTTCCCGCATAGTAATTAGTGTTATTATAATAACTTCCTATTTTTACTGTTGTACAGGCTATCATAGATAATATTTTACCTGTACCTGATATTAAAGTACTATTGTCTAGATATACAACCATTATACCAGTTGTTGCATTTTTAGTACAAGTATAATGATGCCATCCTGTTCTTTGAGCAACTGTTAATGCGCTTGATTGTATTCTATCGCCTCCACAATCCCAGTATACAATAGCATTAAAATCAAAAGGCGCATGAATATTAACTACTCTAGCATTAGTAGCATCAACACCTTCAATAATTGAACTAAAAGTTGGAGATATGTTAGTTAGTTTAGACCAAAAACTTATACTTATTTGATTTCCTGTAGGTATAGATGTTATAGGAACTGTAATATTTTGGTTACTGCCGTTAAGAAGAAAATTTCCTTGGTTTGCACTAGTAAATGTTGGACTATTTACTAATGTGCAGTTATTACTATTTCCACTTAAATCATTCCACACAGTTCCACTACCAGGATAAGAATTTAGATCAGCTGCATCTAACGATAACACCAATCCGTCGGTAATAATTTTAGATCCATCGTAAAAACCCATATGACTACACTTTATATTTTTTATTATAAAAACTATCTTACCCAATACCAAACAACTCCTGGATCGGCCATGCCATAAGCGGACATCCAAGGTGTTGGATTCCAATTATTATCCGTAATTAAAGTACCCCACCAACTACCATCATCATCATGTGTTGTAGTAATGACTGCGTTTCCAACATAAAAATTTGAATAGTTTGAATACCAAGGCATTCTATGTTCTATACCATCATTACTATAATCCCAAATCCCAGATGGGTATATAGGAAATTTTTGTATTTCAGTTATATTTTGTCTAAATCCATCTGAACCTGCTATTACATCACTTCCAAAGTATGCCGAACCTGATATTGAATATTGTGTTGCATCAACTGAACCGGTAAAACTATAATTTTCATTTGCTTCCCATATTCCACCATAATACCCTCTAATATATGCATCGAACATATATTGGAAACTAGAAGGTGAACTCTTTATATAGTCAGCCCATCCAATAATGCTATAGTTATTTGAAGCATCTGCTCCAATTCCTGTTTGTAAAGTTACAGGAGGTATTGTTTGGTTTAATAATATCCCATTAGTTTGATTCCAAGTACCACCATTGTAATTGTTTTGCATTATCAATGTCCAACCACCACCGGCAGTTGTCATATCTGCGTAAATTTGAAAAGCAGAACCGTTATTAATATTTGGATTTTTAATCCAATATAACCCATCAGTAGATGCTGGGAAATCAGTTTTAATTTGATATGCAGAATTTCCTGCTGTTTCTGCACTCAAACCATTTTGTGTTGAACCTGCTATGGCCATTGATACTCTACCACTATTATTGGTATTTAATAGTGCTATATTGCCTGAATTATTTGTATTTAAAAATGATATTGGCATTATATCAAGTTTGCAATAGTTTTAACTGTCCAAACTCCAGGTGCTGAGAAGTTCAAATTTATATTTGTATTTGACATTGATACAGCAAAAGAAGCAGTTGTTGTAGTTCCTATATCAGTAGTTGTTACTTCAGTATATCTAACTACGCTACCACTCCATACTGACATTATTTGTCCAGCTCTTGCATTTGATGCAGAAGCTATCGTATATTGATAGAATGCTGCTGTATAGGATCCTGTTGGTATTGAAGATACTACAGTAGTACCTGCTGATGTTAAGGACGATGTATTACTGAACAGTGAACTGCTTACGTTTAAAGTGCTAGTTGTTCCTATAGAACCTGTTACAGATAAGGATCCAGATATAATAGCTGATCCTGTGTATGGAAAAGTTGCTATATTTATAGATGCTGTATTAGATGTTACAGTGGCTGATACTCCAGGTCCTGTGAAATTTAAATAAGCTGCTGTTCCTTGTGTAACTCCTTCATCTCCTATTGTCAAGAGTGTAGTAGCTCCTGATGTTCCAGAAGAACCTGAACTTCCAGACGTACCTGTAGATCCAGAACTACCGCTAGTGCCAGTTGATCCACTAGAACCTGAACTTCCAGTACTACCAGAAGATCCGCTTGTTCCAGTACTACCTGAGGATCCTGTAGAACCGCTTGATCCAGTGCTTCCACTTGTACCAGAAGATCCTGATGTACCAGAAGTACCGCTAGAGCCTGACGAGCCATTAGCTCCGCCTCCAGCACTACCCGATACTGTTAATACATTACCGCTAGTATCAACTGCTAGGTACCCAGCCGGAGTACCTGGAAATGCTCCTGAGCCTGTATACCTGTTTATTACTAGTTGACCGGTCTGCATACTATAGCTAGCTATTTCTGAATCACTACCTGCATTAGATCCTCTTAATATTCTAAGTCTGTTCTGGTAATTATCAAGCATTGAAGCAGAAGTATAAAGTCCTCCGCTTGCTTGTAGTAGTATCTGTCCACCTTCACCAGCACCTCCACCTCCTGGTAAACCTACAATTAAAGTATTTTCTGAGGAAGATAAAGCTGAATTGATAGCAAATACGCTAGTTGTATATATTAAGTTGGCAGAAGCTGTTGCTGCATTAGTAGAGTTATCTGCTAATAATACCCTACCTATAGCTGGGCTATTAATTGTGTTAAACCCTGTACCACTAGATCCCGAAGATCCTGTTGAACCAGAAGTACCGCTAGTACCTGTGGAACCTGATGAGCCACTAGATCCAGATGTTCCAGAAGATCCACTAGTTCCTGTAGAACCGCTAGATCCTGATGTGCCTGTGCTCCCTGAAGATCCTGTTGAACCACTACTTCCAGTTGAGCCTGAAGTACCTGTACTACCAGAGCTACCGGAAGTACCGCTTGTACCATTAATTCCACTAGATCCTGAGCTTCCAGAAGAGCCAGATGATCCACTAGTTCCTGTAGAACCTGATGTTCCCGTTGATCCACTACTGCCTGATGTTCCTGTAGATCCGGATGTACCTGAGGTACCGGTTGAACCAGATGATCCAGAAGAACCATTTTGACCAGAACTACCCGATGAACCAGTACTTCCAGATGATCCTGATGTACCAGTAGAGCCTGAAGAACCAGTAGAACCAGAACTACCTGTGGATCCTGAAGTCCCTGTTGAACCACTACTTCCTGAGGAACCAGAGGAACCATTTTGACCAGAGGTACCTGAAGATCCGCTAGATCCTGATGTGCCTGTAGATCCAGAGGTTCCTGTTGAACCACTACTTCCAGAACTACCCGATGTACCTGTAGAACCAGAAGTACCTGTAGAACCTGATGAACCACTTGTTCCTGTTGATCCGCTAGAGCCAGATGATCCTGTACTACCTGAAGAGCCTGTTGATCCAGAGCTTCCGGATGATCCACTAGTTCCAGATGTAGCAGCTGTGTATGATGTACCATTTATAAACAAAGATCCACTTATTTTTACACTACCAGTAAATTCGTGAGTGTTACTAATAGTAGATCCGAAATGAGTAGATCCAGTTACAAATTCTATAGATGATGATATGGTCTGTACTACTAATGTTAGAGCGTTAATAGTATTAGTAACAGTTAAGGATCCTGTAATAAACATACTACCAGATGCACTAACTGCTCCATTATCAACGGTAAGAATTGCTGATGCAGTTGCTGCGTTAGTTGTTGCATCTGCTAAAAGGACTCTACCTATAGCAGGATTGTTTATTGTAGTAAATCCTGTTCCGGATGATCCGCTAGTTCCAGAAGTTCCTGTACTTCCGCTACTTCCAGAACTACCCGATGTACCAGATGTACCAGTTGACCCTGAAGAACCAGTAGAGCCTGAAGAACCAGTAGAACCAGAGGTACCTGTAGAACCGCTAGATCCTGATGTTCCTGTACTTCCACTTGATCCACTAGTACCTGTTGATCCAGATGAGCCAGATGATCCATTTTGACCAGAACTACCAGATGAGCCAGCACTTCCAGAAGATCCAGTTGATCCAGAAGTTCCTGTTGTGCCACTAGAGCCAGACGAACCAGAACTACCAGTAGATCCAGATGTTCCTGAAGTACCTGTTGACCCACTTGATCCTGAACTACCTGAAGAACCGTTTTGTCCCGAACTTCCAGAACTACCCGATGAACCTGTAGAACCTGATGTGCCACTGGTACCTGTAGATCCACTAGAACCAGAAGACCCTGTTGAACCACTAGATCCGCTAGTACCTGTTGATCCGCTACTTCCTGAACTACCCGAAGATCCATTTTGACCAGAAGTTCCTGAACTGCCACTAGTACCAGTTGAACCACTTGATCCACTAGAACCTGTAGAACCGGATGTACCAGTACTACCGGAAGATCCAGAAGATCCATTTTGACCAGAAGAGCCAGAACTACCTGATGTACCTGTGGATCCAGAACTACCACTAGTACCTGATGTACCCGTGCTTCCAGACGTACCTGTACTACCTGAGGTTCCACTAGAACCTGTAGAACCGCTAGAGCCAGATGATCCTGAGGAACCACTTGTTCCTGAGGTTCCAGAAGAACCTGCCGCACCTGCGTTATTATAATATAATTGACCAGTAGTTGGATCTGATACTACAAATCTAGTTAATCCTGAGTTAAGAGTTAGGTCTTTTACAGATAAAGAACCTGTAATACTATAGTTACCAGTTAATGTTTTATTATTAACCCATAGAGCTCCATTATAAACTAATAAATCACCAGATGTTCTACTAGCAATGGATACATCTGCAAGTCCAGCTAATGTACTGGCTATAGGAGCGGTACCTGATGACCCTATTCCTCCTACATTTCTAAATAATCCAGCTTGAATAATAGCGGCTTCACTAGCGTTTAATAAGTCACGCGCTGGGGTTCCTGCTCCTCCACCTTGAATAATAATATACCCTAATAATATTCCGTTTTGAGCAGTATTAGGAGCTTCTAAAAAAGTTTCAGTATCAATACCATTTTTTGCATCTACTAAATTACCGTATCTAGCATTACCATAATAAACAATAAAGGCATTTGTTGGTGAATTTGGAATCCAAAAAACTCTTTGAATACTAAAAAAACCCGCACCTACTGCAGTTAAAGTTCCTGTTGTTGTGTCAACATATTGTTTACTATCAATTGCTGTATATCCAGCATTTGCAATACCAGTGTCAATTATAGGAGTAGATCCAGAAATATAATAACGATAAATTTTAGATATATTAATATCAGGATCAGATGTTAATGATGGATGATTTGGATTATTAACATAGTTAGATCCATTATTGTAAGCAGTACCGCTTGATTTTTTAATACTTAATGTTGGTGAACTACCACTAGCTTGTAATGTATGGCCTGATATTTTTAATGG